AGTGATGATAGCTGCATACGCTTTAATACCATCAATAAGGGTCTGTCCGAGATTTCTGAGTAATTCGTTTTCGATGTCAAGCCATACCATGACTTTTCTTCCTGCAAGAATATTAAGAACGTTTCTTGCATCCTTTTCAAATTCTGCAACAGTTGTTGCATATGAATAGTTATAAACACCCTGGACTACTACATTATTAGAAGTAAATCCTTCCCAATGGGTTTCAAACAACTTATCAGGGTTACCATCTCTACGAATGACTTTGAGGATAACAAAATCCACATTATCTTTTGCAGCAGCCGCATAATCCTCAATAGGATTCCAAGCACTGAAGTCACAACCCTGAAGTGACCAAGTAGAATAATTCTTCATGTATATATTCTCCTTTACTTAAAGATTAAGTTTATATTAATAAACTTAATAAAATGTCGTGTAAATAAAAGCGAAAAGTCAATTTTTTCATCCATATACTATTATTTTGAATAGAAATAATTCACACAATTGAATATCGTTTACAACTGAATACAGTACATCACAAGGAGGAAAGAACATGAAGAAGTTCAAACAAATCAAAAAAGAAATGAGAAAGAAATTAGGAAAGAAAGGTACAAAGTTTGTATCAGATGTTACTACAGAATGTATGACAGCTGAAGCCGTTTTTAGTACAACTAAATCTTTTGTTACAGGTATTAGAAAAGCAAAAGAAAAAGATCTGGAAAAGCATGAAAGACGTATTAAAGATGAATTTAATGAAGGATTAAAAACCTGGTCACAAGCCCAAGGTTATTACATCTTTGCAAGTTTGGATTCCGAATTTTGCGAAGGTGGACTATATCCCGCAGGTCATACCAGATTAATAGAACTTAAAACCAAAGTTGAAAACGTGTTAAGTCAAATATATTCGGACATAGATTCTGGAATGTTTGAACAGTTTGCATTTATGGATGATGATGGAAGCGGTTCGTTTACACGAATGCTATTCCAGACATTCGTAATGAGAATTTATTATCAACTTGATTTGACAGCAGAAGAAGCATCTCAGTATCATAACATTTATGAGACTCAGATTGTACCTTTGTACCATAATTCTGGTATCATGCTTTAACGAAAAGAACGGGTCTAACAAACCCGTTCTTTTTTTTCTTATTTTTAGGTCTAAAAACATTTTTTTAAGTATAAAAAGAAAGGAGATACCTGCAATATGGTTAAGAATATAGCAGGTGCAAGTAATGTAACAGAATATCAACTTGTTAGATTTTCTCAAACCAATAAGGTATTTCAAGATGATGTTCTTAATTTATACATTAAATATGCACTAGAATTTAACGTACAAGTTGACGTTGCGTATGGAATGTGTTTATTATATACAGATTTCTTTAGAAATGAAATAATTGGAAACAATTTAGTTGGAATAGGAGTTCAACTTGGTGGAACTAAAATGGAAGAATTTAATTCCATTGAAGATTGTATTACTGCTCATTACCAAATTCTTCAGAAGATATCAAGTGATAATATTATAGAAAAACCTATTTCGAATTTGTATAGAAGATGTATTAGTAAAAGTTGTACATATAGTACAGATGTGTATACGTTATTTGAATATGATAAACTAACAAAGTATAATATTTACGAATTCAGTACTTTTATTCGTGAAATAAATAGAACTCGTAAAGAGTCTTCTGATTGGGTTACTAGTTCTAAGTATTATTACTTTATTAGAATTAAATCAAGTAAAAATAAAACTGAACTTATTAAGTTAAGATCAGATCTTATAAATAAGAAATTTGATCAAAAGATTTTGTTTATAACAGCTAATAATGGAATTTACACATTAGAAGCAGGGCGATATTCAAGTCCAGTTAATACAAATACTATATTAAGAAATCTCCAAATGTTTGGTTATAATGGAGAAATCGAATATAGAAAGAATGAATAATTTATTCCCAGTAGGTTTTCCTACTGGGATATTTTAGTGTGAAAAGCGTAAAATAAGGTATTAAGAAAACAATCTTTTAATTCTATGGAAAGTTGGTGAACAAATATGAAATTTGATGTACGCCCTATTCCTAGCGCAGTTGAAACTGGTTTTACCAGTAGATATATGGAAGCTAAGGTATTGGAAGATATTAAAGTTTTAAATGAAATCACTGAAAATTATTCCTTAGGCTATTTATCAGAATCCTGTGCATTTGCAATGCTTGATATTATTAGTCAGAATGAAGATAGATTAATGGAAGCAGCTATGGACGCTGATGACACCATCGGTGGTATGTCTATTAAGGAACGATTAAACGCAAACATTAGCCCTCTTCAGTTTGTCGGTGAAGGTGTTTTACCTTATAAAGAAATCGTTAAAGCAAATGACGGTGAATCTTTATATAAAGCATATACTATGGAGAGAGCTTGGAATGGTGAAGATGCTGTTTATGAAATGGCATCTAAAATTGCCGACGCTAAAGAAAATGAACTCAGAATCTATAAGGAAAGTTCAGGTGAAAAAGGATTTACTGAATTTGAACGTAACCTTTATAAGAACTATCCTGATGATAGAGTGACTCCTGATTTCTTATATGAAAGAGTAATTGAATCTAAGATTTTATCTGGTTCTTTATCTCTTGAAGATGGTTATGTTTTACAGGAGTTTATAGAATCGAGATTTGCGGTAAACGAAGACGTTACATCTATGATGCCTGTTGTACCTTTAACTGGTGATGATTTATCTCCGGATTTATCAAATACCAGTATCAAAGATATGGTATCTGCAACAGATTCTGAAGCAGCCGACAACGATAATGATCCTACGGATCCAGATGATGATGGCGATGTTATTTATGGAACCATTAAAGTTGAAGAATCTGTAAGTTCACAGCTTAGAGAAGCTGGTGCTTTTGTTGCTTTGGAAGGTGTTGTTTATAAAAATAACATCGTATTCGATTCTGAAATTCGAAAATTATATGATAAACTTAAGAAAGATCTTAAGTTAACAAATCCTAACGATGAGCAGGCTTCTTTTAAGTCTATGATTAACGTTAAGAAAAATCGTTATACTCTTAATTTTGCTAATACCCAAACAGATCCTGCAAGCGTAACAACCGCAATTGTAAGTTGTGGTTTTAAACCAATTAAGGAAAATGGAGTAGTTGTAAAATACGAAAAAGTTTCTAAGGGAATTAAAATCACAATTGAATTTACATCTGTCGATAATGGTGTTATTGCATTTTATGAAAATAGTGACGGTGTAGTGAAAGAATCATCCTTGGATGATAAAGTAAATTTCGGTATGGATTGTGATGCATCTGATGTAAAGAATGCAGCTAAAAAAGTAAAGAAACTTCGTGCTGATAAAGATACTAAGAAAGAAGATCTTGACCAGGCAGTTTCAAATCTTGACCATGCTATTGAGAACTATAAAGAAGTTCAGAAGGCACAAAAAGAAAAAGAGGTTAAAGAATCTGCAAAAGATTTAATCTGTGTTATTAGAAGTGCTAGAAATAAGAATATGACTTTCAGAGAATGGCTTACAGAATCTTGTGTAGATCAACTTACAAGCGATCATCCTTTATTTTGTAAGAATAGAGAAGTTGCATCATCTTACGTGAAAGAAGCATTTTATTCTGTAGTAGATGTACTTCGTCGAGGATCTACAGATGAATTTGTATCCGAACGCGTTAATACTGCAATTGATATGATTAACACTAAGATTCCTTCTTTGATGATTTCTGAAAGTAATTTTGGAGATTTCATCAATGACATTTTGGTTTCTTCTCCGGCGAAAAAAGTTTGTGAATCTTGTTATGAAATGTTAGAATCTGTTCATGATGAACATGTTACAGAATTTGCATTTACAGAGACTGTGAAAATGTTTACAGAATACGTTAATCGCCAAATGGAAGATGAAATTACCTGTGAAAGAGTTCTTAATGATAAAGAATTTAGACAGGATGTATTTAATGAGTCTGGTGATAAGATCGATGATGAAATTCAGTCTACAGTAGAATTACTTAATAGACTTGGATACAAAGTAAAGTATTCTTCTGCCGGTCATAGTCAAACCAGAATCAAGGAAGACAATTATCGAGATGGTGTATATCATGGAAAACTTTATACAACCGCAAGAATTACATTCGATAAGCATTATGACCTTAAGTCAGTGCCGGATGGATGGTATGAAAACAAGAATTCCGATAAAACAGCTATCTATGTAAGAGCATATTCCTATGATCCTAAGGATGGAACTCCTAATGAAGCATTTGAGAAGTGGAAAACTTCTTATATTAAGGCATTAAAGGATTGGGCTGAGAGTTTAAGTGAAGCTAAAGATCCTGAAGCAAAAACAGAATCTGCTATTGAAGATTTTGAAAAAGATCTTATGAGCGGAACTGAACCTGTATTTGTTGAAAGCCCTGAAGTTGATTTTGATTCATTCATGGAATCTGAAATTGATGCTCTTAAATAATAACAAAACAATTTCCCCTAACTACATTATGTAGTTAGGGGTTATTTTATTTACGTATGAAAAATGCACACAGAAAAAATATCCACGTTAAAAATATTTGAAATAAATGAAATAAAAAATCCTGTTTAAGTGATAAGTATCCTTTATTTGCTTTCATATCATCAATAGAGTAATGAATAAAAATATTAGCAAAAAAGAATCCTAAAAATAATATAAAACCAGACATATTCATTAGTTGATTATAACTTCTTATTAATAAATATATCGTTAACGGAATAAACACCATACAAGTCCATTCAAATGAATGAATAAATAACGAAATTTTATAATCATTTTCATACTTTTCAAATGGATAATTTTCATCCCACCATTTTTTCTGTTTAAAATTACATAACTTTGTTTGAAGAACAAAATCATCTACTATACTAAAAAATATCATTAATATGAATATTAAAATAGATTCACAAATTATATTAATCATAATTCTTTATTTGCCTCCATTTCAAGTTCTATTAATTTAAGTACATCTGTATTTAAGTATGTACTTATCTTTTCTCCTTCTATTTCTCGTCCATTCTTATCTTTGATATATGTACTAAGAACATCACCCACTGAAAGATTTCTATTCAATAAATAATCATATTTATCTACAATTTCATTTAAAACCTTTTCATCAGTAGATTTTTTCTTTGCCACATATCCATTTACGAATTCACAAGTTACTTTAGGTTCATTCCTAAAATTCTCTCTCATACCATTAATAAAGAATTCAGGATTTGGATAATTTTCGGGTATATTGAAAATGAATTTTATCTTTACACAATCGCTTGTTGCTACAAGATTACGAAGCGATTTGGAATAAGTTTCAAACATTTCATCTGATGAAAACATTTCGTGCTCATACCCAAATGAGTATGTTTTAAATTTAGGAGCATCATAATTCTCGTGAAACTCCGAAGAATATTTTTCATTAGACTCCAAATCACAAGTTATTTCATAATATCCCTTTGGTTCTTCTTCGCCATGAATCCAACGTGTAAAACTTCCTATATAATGAACCCATCCTTGAATAACTGAATGAACGTGATAATGACCAAAATATACTTCACCTTTACAGCATTTTTTAAAATCAGCTGTTGTAAAAGTTGCAGGTTTTAGTCGTCCATCACTTTTTTCTTTTTTAGATTCTCTTTTAATCATAGTCATTGCTTCAGCAATTACACCATGACCAAAGATATAATCATATGCATTCTTTTTTGAAAAGTATTCTTCATAATAAGAATCTTTATCTTTAATATACTCTTCAGGAAGATATAATACATTCATTCCAGGAAGTAATTCTTCTTCACATACATTTCGTATAACTTTAAAATCCAAACCTTTTCTATTTTCAAAGATAGAAAAGATATGGTACTGATCAGCTTCATGTGATTCTGTACCATATATAACTCTTATACATTTGGTGTACTGAACTAATTTATTCATAAGCCACAATCCACAATCACTTGCTCTATCGTTTAAGAATATTTTCTTATCCCAGTAATCACCAGCAATAATTATAAAGTCAAAAAAATTTCTAGTATCTAATAAATTAAATAGATTTTTCCTAAGTTCTAATCGTATTTGGTCAGTTTCTACTGCACCAAAATGAATATCTGCTAATAATAAGCCTCTATATTTTTTACTCATTATAATAAATTCCTTTACTTTTTGTTATCTTTTTGTAAATAATCACATATTATTTTAATGAACCAAACGGAATAAATAATTACAAATGAAAGGAGAATGTAGTTGTGTTCGATGTAAACGAGAAAGAAAAACAAAAGATGGACTCCATTATTACTCAGTTGAGTGATGAAGGAAAAAGAGATTTACTAATGATGAATGGCGCTGAGAAGGAATTATTCAACGATCCATTTCACCAGCAAGCAATACAGATGGGAATACTTGCAAAGCCCCCTTCTGATTTTGCTAGCAAATATAATATCCTTAAAGAATTTTTAATGAGTAAACGTTTCGAGGGATGCTCCAGTCAGACGCTTAAAATGTATTATGATACCTTATTTAATTTCCTAGTTCAATTGGATGATGACTTAACGGTATTTGATACTCGTACAGCTGATGTTAGGAGTTATCTCATGAAATATCAGGAGATTAATAAATGTTCTAATATAACCATGGATAATATGAGACGAGTTTTTTCCTCATTTTATAACTGGCTTGAAGATGAAGACTATTCTATGAAAAATCCAGTTAAAAAAATTAAAAAAATTAAGTGTGAAAAGGTTATTAAGAAGCCTTTTTCTGACGAAGAGCTCGAATCCATTAAAGATGCTTGTAAAAATTATAGAGAATTGGCATTGGTTGAATTTCTATATTCTACAGGAATTCGTGTTGGTGAGTTATGTGGACTTGATGTAGCAGATCTTGATTTTAATACACGTGAGGGAATTGTATTTGGTAAAGGAAGTAAAGAAAGAATTATTTATTTCGATGTGAAATCCAAAGTTCATTTAATAAGATATATCAACACTAGAGTTGATAGTAATCCTGCATTATTTGTCACAAAGAAATATCCTTATAATAGATTAGAAAAAAGTGGTGTTGAATTAATTCTTAGAGAAATCGGATTAAGAGCTGGTGTAGAGAAATGCCATCCTCATAGATTTAGACGTACATTTGCAACTAATCTTTTAGATAGAGGTGTTCCAATTGAACAAGTTCAGGTTTTATTAGGTCATAGTAAAATTGATACTACATTGATCTATGCTACTGTAAATACTGCACAAGTTAAAATGAATCACAGTAGATACATTTAACAAAAATAAGTGCCTAGGTGGAAATTCCACCTAGGCATTATATTTACGGTATTTAATTTAGAATGTAATATCGATAGCTTTAACAGCTTCAATAGTTTCAGCATTCTTAATTTCAACTTCGATAGTCTGCTGCTTAGAAACCAAAGGTCTAACAGTAGCTTCGATAGTAGCTGCCAATACCTGGAGCTCATCAAGAGTCCAATCATAAGTACAAACTTCACCGGATGCATTCCAGCTAGGTTGATACTCAGGGTTAAGAGTACACATCATAATAACTGCCATAAGCTGGGACTGCTTATCTGCTGTCATAGAATACTCTGCTGCAACGCCCTTGTGTGCGTCACTTGTAACAGTATGTGTTGCAAGATAAGTTGCAAGGTTAATTTTACTCTGCTGGATTCTGTAATCCTTAAGACCATTGAGATCAAGTTCATTTTCATCAACACCAGCAAGCTGCTTTTTGATAGTTGCAACTTCAGAATTTGTTTCGGTAAGACCGTCCTGTAATCCACTTACAACAGTCATAGACTCAACAAGTTCTTTGTTTGTTGTCTCAACAGCTTCAATCTTCTCGATAAGAGACTCATTGTTTTCAGCCAATTCTTTATTGGCAGTTTCAACAGCTTCGATCTTCTCAGCAAGCTCTTCATTCAAATTAGCTAATTCTTCCTTAGCAGTTGCGAGATCACTGATATTCTGTTTCATAGTTGAGTTTTCAGATTTAAGAGATTCATTTGCTTCAGTGAGAGCCTTAACATCTCCTTCAAGAGCAAGAATCTGATCCGGAATAGAAGTACTCTGACTTAACTTAGCCATAAGAACTTCAACCTCTTCACCATCAACGTCGATGGTAGCAGTTGTGATCTGCTCCAGTACTGTGTAATCTTTCAATTCACGAACTAAAGTAGAATCTTCGTATACGCTAAGTACAGCGGTCTTTAATTCATCTGTACAAATTTCCTTAACTGCTTTTAAGGTATCGATTTCGGTACCAAACGCGATACAAATAACTTTTTTCTGCACACCTTTCTTTTCGAGCATTGCTTCAAAAGGCAGAATAGAAAGTGCGTATGCAGAGGAGTCGTTTGTGACTAATTTATACATAGCCTTTTTACCTCTCTTTCGATTATTAAAATATTTAGTGTAAACTTTAATTTTACATTAATGAAATGTTTCTAGTAGTAATTTTAAGATTTTGCAAATAATCGTATATTATTATTTAGTATGACTTTTGAAAGGATGTGAGATATGAAACATGAATTAGATTATGACTATTTTCAGGAAGGTTATAGATTTAGACATTGTGAAATACCAAAAATGGAAAGGTATACTGTAGAACCTACAACACATGTAGATGATTCTCATTCATTAATAACCACAGAAATTGGTCAAATTGTCGGATTACGATGTGAACCGTATGATGAATTTGATGCTGAAATGAATTTGTCATCATTTATTCTTTTATTAGAAAATTTATTTGATAAACTTCCTGAAATAGTTCATACAGATTATGCACAAGTAGTGCATTTTTGTAAGTGCTTCGATGTCCAAGAAATGGAAAGAAGTTGGGGAGCATTTTCATTTATTGCAGATAATACACCTATCGATAAAAGTAGTTCTGTATTAAATACTTTATGTAGGGTATTTTACTGTGGAATGGATTTTCTTCCAATGTCAATATTTGACGATAATATGAGAATTGTATCTTTACCTTTCGGGCTTGTTGATTGTATATTTGCAGATCTTAATCCAACATACGATTTGTTTAAAGCGTTAGAATTATTACATGATGTACGATGTAAATATGCAATCGAACGACGGATGTGGATAAATGACATATCTACTGATTCATTATGGTGCAAAAGAAGTACTCTTACGGGAGAACTACTAGATAATGATGTTTATGGAGAGGACGATTAATTTATTATGAAACGATATAATAGAAAAAATAGGGAACTTGATTATATGATACGAAAGTGTGATGCAATAATAGTGGTATTGACTGCTATAATGTCAATTTTATTTATTACACTTATAGATGTCACAAGAGATGTGCCTACAGTGCAAGCTGCAAGTGAAATTATAATTATTGAACCAATCCCTATTGAAACACCAGAACCTATCACAATAAGCTGTAGTGACAGCGAACCTATAACTGAATATAGTGAAGAAGAAGTTTTTACAGAGAAAATAGAAGTTAGTAATCAGTCAGTAGTTGCACAAGAAAACAGAAGTATTAATATCCAAGTTTTAGAAAAAGAAGAATCTCGAATGATTGTAGATGATGAAACTTTGGAAATATTAATTCGTGTAGTTGAAGCTGAAGTGACTGGAGACTCTTTTAGGTATAAAGGAGAAAAACTTGATTATGAAGAGTTATTAATTTCTAAAATACGTGTTGCACAAGTATTCATGAATCGTGTTGAGGATACTAATTCATTCGCAAGAATAGATACCTTATACGAATCACTTACAGAAAAAAATGCGAGCTCAACTTTTAATGATGGAAGGTATTATGAAGTTGAAATAACAGACATAACAAGAGAAGCTTGTAGATTAGCATTACTTAGTTCAACACCAGATTATACTGATGGTGCTTTATATTTCTCGTCAGGTACTACAAAAAATAAATATGGTGAGTACTTATTTACAGATGATGTAGGACATTCGTTCTTTAAATAAATAAATATTTAATTCATAACATCTGTTTAATTATATATTTGAACTTTAAATATATATTATTTTAAGGATATATTAGAATCAAAAGATTCTATTTATCACAAATAAATTCATATTATTAAGGAGGGCACAGAAATGGCCAACAACGAAAACAGGACAGGAATCGTACCTGTCGAGACTGTCGAAAAGTATGAAATTACAACACAGCAGGTAAATGAATATCTGCAGAAGAGAATGAACACATTCACAACAACCGCTAGAAATAACGGCGAAGAGATTGAAGATATCCATGTGAATGTAGTTTCCTTTGAGTTCTCTAAGAAGTTCGCACCTTTTGCAATCGTGCTTCCTGATGATGCAATTGCAGAGAGAAAGAACAAGGGCAAGGATGAAGGTATCATGCAGATCTTCCAGAGTGAAGAGAATAACAACCTTCAGAAGTTGTCTAAGCCGGTTTGGGGCGCTATCGCATCTTATCTGTACACAAAGAATGATAAGAAGAGTTTTGTTGACAGCGGTAACCTTAAGAAGACTTTAGGTCTTACTTCCGGTATGGCTAACCAGATTGCAGGATTATGTTCTCCTCGTATTATTAAGGTGGACAGAGAACACAGACATATCACATGTCTGCTTGACCCCATTCGTATCTTTTCCGATATGGTGAGAAAGAGTAGTAATGAGGTGAACAAGGACGGCGCTCCTAAGTATATGGTTATGATCGATAAGGTTGAAAAGATCGGTTCTGGTAACTACAAGTATACTATCAGCAAGGAGCCTAAGAAGCGTAATCACGGCGGTAATAGTGGCATCGATATCTTGAGAATCGTAAGAGAGAGTGTGCAGCACGGTAAAAAGTAAGCTTTGAACGTCCGGTTTGTTTAGGATTGTATGTGGTAAGGTCTTTTGGATCTTACCACACTACTTTTCTAACATATTAACTTTTTGATAATAGAATTATAGGAAAGGTAAATGTAACTATGATGAATGAGTTTGATTCCTTTTCTGTATGTTTCAATGTCATGAAGATAAAATACGCTATGTATGATCAGAGTCTAGATAGTCTTAATTTTTTGAACCCTACAGATTCAGTTAATGTTTTTATTAATCTTGAATCAGTTTTAAGATTACTATCTGGGATAAAAGATGTTGACAGAAAAGTTTACTCGTGTAACGATTTTAATGAAAATATTATATCAAATATAGTTAATCTCGCTGCACATTATAGAAAATTCTTTAGAGGTAATAATTTAGATACACGAGTGTATCTTTATATGACCGATTTAAGATCAACTGAATTTAATGAAGACGAATATAATTCAGATTTCAGATCTTATTATTCAGTTAAATATTCCAGAAATCCGAAGTACATGGATATGGGAGAAAAACTTACAAATGTGATTATCCCTCAAGCAAAAGAAATTTGCAATTATATAAAAGGGGTATATTTGATAACAACAAATGGATTTGATTCATCATTAGTTCCACTAATAATTGGATCAAAAGATCCTAGTAGAAAAAACCTCGTAATATCAGGAGAATATACCGACACACAATATTCGTTGATACCGAATTATGTATGTCATTATTTAAGAAGAAGTCCAATTAAGTCTACTACTACATGTGATTTAAAAGGGCATCTTTCAGCTTTATTAAATAAAGCAAATGGAGAGTATAATGAAGAATTAAATCTCTATTCAAATAAATCATTTTACATGTTACTATTCTCTGTAATAGGAGATATGTACAGAAGCGTAGAAAAAATTCCAAATGTTGGAAATATTACATTAGTGAAATGGTTAACTCAAGGACTTAAAGAAAATAAGATAACTTTGAACACTACAAATATTCAAACTATTTCAGAAGTATTTCCTGAAGAAATACGTGTTGATGTTTGTAATAATTTTAAATGTCTAGATATGGAAACTATGTTTCAAAAACTTACAGTTGAACAGCTTAATAGTATCGATTTACAACTAATTGATAAATTTGACCACAATGGTTTACTTCAACTTAATTCAACAAGGTTTTATGAACATAGATTCATGCTAGAGGAATTGACAATTTGATATCACTTAAGGCACATTACCTTAAGTGATATTTTTTGTGAAAGGATGGTAGTTAAAATGGCTTTATTTAATCCTAACGATTTAAAAGCATGGAGATACATAGTAGATTCATGTATTTTTTTAATAAATGGTGAAGCCATAAGTTTAGACCAAAGATGTATTACAGGTATTGAAATACATAATAATTATATGAAGGATGTATTTCCTATATTTAAAATAAATTTTATGTTAGAAAGTTCTGTATACTATAAGGTTTTGAATAATAAAACAAATCTTAAATTAAAACTTAAGATTCAAAAGTATAATAAAAATTACAATGGAAGTGAAAGATCTCTTCGTAAAAATTATATCAATGATACATTTATTACAATCGATGATACTGATGATGTAGATAGAGAAGTTGATCTTGATTTATTAGAAAAGATTAGAGGAGCATCCTCTGATAATGAAATGAATAAATATGATACTAGTCTGGAGTTGTATTTTTATAGAGAAGAAACTGCAACAGGTGTTAAGAAACAGCTGAATGATATTCTTCAAAATGTAAATATGAGTAGTATTTTAGGATATCTATTTGGTGAAAGTGGAATTAAAAATGCATTAGTAAGTCCTCTTGAAAATAATAAAACTTATAAAGTTATGCATTTACCTCCACTCACAATTAATAAAATGATTGCTCATCTTGATGCTGCTTATGGTTTCTATAAAGCCGGGTCAATGATATTTTTTGGATTAGATCGTACATATATACTTAATTTTAAAGGTGGTTGTACGGCATTTGAAAGAAATGAGAAAAAAGAAACTTGTGTTTTTATTCCGAAAACAACGAGCGTTCAAAATGCATCAGGTGGAACTATTGAAACTGATCCTAATAAGCATTGTATTAATTGGTTATATGATCAGGTTAATTTTCAAAATGCTTCAGTAAGTAGTGATGTAATTAAAGGTAGTGATGCTTTGGTTGTAAAACCATCAACGGCAGGTAAAACAAAGTCTTCAAGTAAAACTACAACTAACGGAAATAGTAATACTGCTATCATTGATGATGAAGCTGAAAATCCTTGGCTTGATACAACTTTTACGGCACAGTCTACTGCTAATTCTCTTATTATATATGGCGCTATGGCTGATATAGATGTCGATGCACTCACACCTAATAAAAAGTTTACACTAATATTTGAAGATCAAGCGTTAACTAATAAATATAAAGGAACTTATTTTTTAGGTAAAACTATGTTTAAATTTGTTAATGATACGGCTAAAGGAGATTTTTCGATTGTAGCATCTGTTGAATTTAGAAGAGTTCAACAAACAAATTCATCTGACGCTTAATGTATATCTTGAAAGTTTAGATGGTTGGTGGTCTGACGGAATTTAGTTAAGTAAAATTTCTGTAAGTCTCGATATTTCTCGGGACTTACAGATTTCTTATTTAGCTAAATAGTAATATGAGTAGTTATTTACCATTAACCGGAGGAACTTTGAGTGGAAGTATTATTGTAGAGAAAGATAATGCCGGAGTGTCTGTAAATGATACCACAGTTGCACACAAGATCTCATTAGCATCAAATGATGGCAATGCTGGAATATATGATAACACTAATACCAAGTGGATATTGAAAAGTGACTCAACTGGAGTTGTAACACTAGCTGGCGCATCCTCTCATGCTGTAGTAACTGCAACAAATCCATCAACGGCAACAACTTATAGAATACCATTTATAAGCGGAACTTCAAGTGGTAATAGGGCGTTATTAGTAAATGATGGATTTGCTTATTATACTCGTGAAGGAACCGCTGATACTGACGGTATAGGATATATATTTTTAGGTAACAATAAAGATACAGGTACAGCCGGTAATAAACGTGGATGTATTAGATTGTATTCTAATTCGGAAAGTTACGCAAATATTTATTCAGCAGCATCTCTTGGAAGTAATGTAACAATAACGTTTCCAGCTAAAGGTGGTACAGTTGCACTCACTAGTGATTTTTCTGATTTACGTGATTATGACAATACATGGAATGGGGTAAATAACTTTACAGACGAAGTTAATATGACAAGCACTGTTAATATGAAGTATTGGATTACCATTGATAAAAACGCTACTTGTGATATCAATTCTGGTATTTTTATGAATAATAATAGATTTATATCATCAGGATCAGATTCAGCAGGAATATTTATTTGTGCAACTGCTTCTGGAACGACTGCTACCGGATCATCTCAAACATATAATTTTGCACCAACTGCATTTCGTCCTGGAAAAAATGATGATGTTGGATTAGGAGATTCATCACGTAAATGGAAACAACTTTTTGCTGTAACTTCAACAATTTCTACATCCGATAGAAACTTGAAAGATAATATAAACGAATTAACAGATATTCATAAAAAATTATTTATGAAATTAATCCCTGTTTCATTTACTTTTAAAGATGGAACTTCTGGAAGAACACATATAGGATTTATTTCTCAAGATGTTGAAGATGCTATGAATGAACTTGGAATGAATTCATTAGATTTTGCTGGGTTCTGTAAAGACGTTAAAACTAAATCCATTATTGAAACCAGACCAAGTTTAAAGAAAGATGGTACTCAAAAATTTGATGAAAATGGTAATCCTGTATATGAAGAAATTGATAGAGATATTCCTGATCTTGATGAAAACGGCAATATTCAATATGTTTATTCATTGCGGTATGAAGAATTCATTGGACTTGTTGTTCATGTATTGCAAGACTCAGTAAATCGTTTAAATTCTATCGAAGAGCGTCTTTCTAAATTGGAAAGTAATCACGACATATAAAATTATAGTTAATGGTGATGAATTTATTATTTCTAAATTCATTTTTATAATTAATTTTAATTAATTTATATTCCATATACCCAACTTGGGTATATGGAATATTTTCCCTATTTTCCACCCCGGAAACATTGTTTTAATACTTCTATGAAAGGAAGTGATATTTTTATGGCAGGTAAAGAAATAAAAGTTTCTAAAACCTATAAGACTAATAACGGAGTTAAGCTAAATGCGCAATGGCTTAAAAACGCTACTAGATCGTTAGGGTCTAACGCAGGAAGTGTCTTGCAAGAAATAAGTCCTAACATTTATGGGGTCGCTGAATCTGCCGCCCAAATCAAAAGAACGTTCATGAGATCAAAAGTATCTCAGAATGCTGTATCACAGGCTATTGAATCTAATCGTTATATTAAAATGGGTAGAACCGCTATTGATAATGCGATTAAAGATTTAAAGTCAGGTAACTTTAATAATGATTCCAGATCATCGGGTGGAAATGATGAATCAACGAGTTATTCGTTTGGTGAAATCAACGATGCTGAAGCTGGATCAACTGGGCAGATTCAGGTCAATTTAAACCCTGAAGGTTTGACGTCCATTAATAACTCCATTACGAAACAAACGAAGTTTCAGATGCAGGCTGCAAAAGCCAATGTAGATGCTATCGTTGCTACATCTTCAGCAATGATGACTATGAATCAAAGAAATGCTGAAGCTTCTTTAAATATGCTTACAAACATCAATAATAGTTTGCAAGCTCTTATTAAATATAATAATGAAAATATGTCCAAGTTCATTGCGTCATCTATGACGTATTATGAAATGATGGGACAAGTACATGCTCCTGCTAAAAAACCTGGTGGTGTAAATAACAGGTTAACTGGAGCCGATGTAACTGATAAACGTGGTAATTTAAATACTGCAAATTTGGCAAAATTGATTAAGCAAAATGCTAAAGAACGTTATGCTGAAACAATGCCTGGTCAGTTAACATCAATGCTTGATACTTTTGGAGAAGAGTTAGTAGCTAATCCTCTTAAATTAGTAACTACAACTCTCATGAAAGAGATTATACCGAAGTCTGTAAAAGAAGCTACAAAGAATCTTGATAAGACATTTGGAAACTTTGTAACTGAACTTTTAATGAAATCTTCGGAAACATTGAAAGCATCATCTGGAGGAAAATTATCTGGATTAAAACAATTCTTAGGTTCTGTACTAGATATCAATGTAAAGAGACAAGAAAAGTTTAATACTGCAGGTAAAGTAACCACAGATGCTGCTGTTTTTGACGGAATAACGCGTAATGCTATTACGACTGAAATTCCTAAATACTTAAGAGAAAGCACTGCTTATTTAAGACAATTAGTAGCTTTAAATGGTGGTGATCCTGATAAAGCTCTTGCAGGTTCACAGATATTCAATAGAGAATCTGGTACTTTCCAAAGATATGAGGATTTTACAAAAGAACTTTTAGGTTCTATAAATGAATCAGTAATTAGCAGTTTAGCTTCTAGTGATTTTGGAAAGACTATGTCTAAAGTAGCTAACTCTGCTGTTGTTGGTGAACAAAGACAAGAAGCTTTTGAGGCATTACTTAAAAAGTTTTATATTGCTCTTGAAAAAGATGATCGTCAAAGAATTGATTTAACTAGGCGTGGTGCTGGAAGTGACATTAATGCAATTATAGGGTCTCTTCAAGGAGATGCTGCTTTAAAACAGATTCTTGAAGAAGCTGTTTACATGTCATTTGGTCATGGAAAAGGTGGAATCAATTTAAATAGTGCAAGACTTAATGCTAAGTCTATGAGAAATAGACGTATACAAGAACTTGAAGAGAATAATCTTGGAGAGTTATCTGGTCTTACAAAACATGGTCAGACTATAGACGAAGCTATGGCTTCTGTTATTTATGGTTCAGACGGACATGCAACAAGAACTACTCCTTACACTCCTACTTCATTACTTGGACGTGTTACAAGTATTTTTGATATCTTAGAAAGAGGTATCAATGTAAGAGTAACAGGAAAAACCCCTTATGGTAAATTTAAAGCTGGTGCAGTAAATCAAAATAATAATGCATCAGTTTCATCAAATCAAAGTTCTTCTAATGCATCTAGTTCAAGTTCTGGACTTATGGATGAAGCTGAATTGCAAGCTCAGCTCGCTGGTGCGTTAGATGAACCTCAATCTTCTAATACTTCTGGTAGAAAAGGAAGTAAATTCTTCGTTAATAAAACAGAGCATCTTGGTAATATGATGCATTATATTTTACAGGGTGACCCTGCTAAAGTATATGCTGAAATGGGTGCATTGTTTGGAGAAGGTGTTACTGCATTAGGTCATTCTATGAAGGATGCTGTTATCGCTCCTTTAAAAGAAACCTTATTTGGTGACAAAGATGCTTCTATTACAGGAAAGATTCATGACATGTTTTCTGGACTTAAAGAAGACATGGCTACATTCGTTCTTGGTCCAAAAGGAGAAGATGGAAAAAGAACAAAGACTACCAGTTCTGTAAAAGGTTTTCTCGAAGAGGGGCTTAAGAGCTGGAGTGAGACACTTTTTGGTGGTGAAAAATCTTTCGAAGACATTAAGAAAGATTTAAAAGACAATATAAAGAAAAATTCTGATGCTGGACTTAAAGGTGCAGTAGCAGGTGCTGGATTAGGTATCGCATCAGGTGGTTTACTTGGTACTTTAGTAGGTGGACCTTTGACAGGTGCATTACTTGGTACTGCGACAGCAATTTTCACTAAATCAGAAGGTTTCCAAAAACTCATGTTTGGTGATCAACATGAAGAACTTGAAGGAAAAGATGGTAAAAAATATGATGTTCGTAAGGGCGGATTAATTTCACCTCAAATCCAGAAATTCTTCAAAGAACACAAACATGATATGATTGGTTCTGCTGGCATTGGTGCTATTGGTGGTGCTTTTACTGGTGGTGGATTACTTGGTACATTAGTAGGTGGTCCTGTTGCAGGTGCATTACTTGGTACTGCTGTAGGTATTGCTAAAAATTCCGATACCTTCAAAAACTTAATCTTTGGTAAAGAAGTTGGAGAAGGTGATAATAAGAAAAGAATTGGTGGTATTTTAGGTGCTTTTAACAGAGCATTTGAAGACGCTAATCCTAAGGACAAAACTAAAGCTAATGCTAAAAGTATGGCTGCACGTGGAACAGTAGGTGCTGGTGCTGGTTTGCTCATGAGCATGTTTACACCTCTTGGACCTATTGGTGGAGCTGCGTTAGGTTTAGCAACATCAATGGTATCGTCAAAAGATAGATTCCATGAGTTATTGTTTGGTCCTAAAAATAAAGAAGGAAAAACAAATGAAGGACTTCTTACACGGTTAAGTGCGAGAATTTCTAAAACCGTTGTTGCTCCATTAGCAGGTATTGCATCAGATGCATTATATGATGTAAAAGATGCTATACTTGATAAAGTAATTGATCCTATAGCTAATTTAGCAGAACCTATTGCTGGATTAACTAGAAGAATTTATGATAGAATGGAAGAAAAAATTACAGGTGCGTTTGATACATTAAAGAATGCATTTGGAAAAGTTACTGGTGGTATAGGTAAGTTCTTCCAGAAAATGGTAATGAAAATTTTTAATCGTAAACGTAAAGATGAAAAAGGTGATAAGAGTGATAAGCAAGGAATCTTTGGTAAAATAAGTGACTTTGCTCGTAGATCAAATGCCAAGGCATCAAGAAAAAAATGGTATGATGAATCATATCGTACTACTCAGGATTTCAAAGATCGTTATGAAAAAATGAACGAGAAATGGAATTCTCTTTCTGATGAACAAAAATCCAAGTATGGTGATATTGATAGTTTCGAACTCGAATGGGCTGAAAATATTTTCTATAATGGTGGAGATGGGCGAAAAGATCGTTTAGATGCTAGACAGGCAAGACGTGCTGAACGTTTATCATCTAGACAAGAGCGTAGAGATAAACTTAATCGTGAAGCTCTTATTGCAGAACTTACAAAGGGCAAATATTCTAATAGTTCTAAAGAAGCTATGGCTGAGGCGTTAGAAGCTTATAAGAAAACTAGAGGATATAGACGTGGTAAAGGCATGAACGGTATTTCTCATGACGATGTACAACGTTTATTGACGACTGGTGGTGAAATTGGTGATGCTGAACGTACATCAGAAGTTATAACCCAACAGCTTGATGTTGAAAGAGAGCAATTAGATAAATTAACAGATCAATTAACTTTACTTGAAAGAATTGAAGTAGGTATATCTGATTTAGTTAGCAGAGGGTCCGATGGAGTTAAATCTATGGTATCTTATGTGAGACAAAATCACAACTCTAGACGAATTGAACGACGTTCTGCACAGTATGAGCAATCTGCATTTATGGCAGACCTCACATCTGATGCTAACATGGAAGTTGCTTCAGATCATCGTGCTAGTGGATATAATGAATATACTGGTTTTAAAATTCCTAAGGAAACTTTAAAACGCTTAAAGAGTGTTGCGAATAATCCTCAAAATCCTATGCAATCTTTAGCTATTGATGCTCTTGATACTACTCTTAATGATAGTGATAGAAAGAAAGCTTATGAAAAGATTTTAAAAGCATGGGAAAATAAAAAGAATGCTAGAAAGAATAACAGAATGCAACATAGACAAAATGTTGCTGATGCTAAAAATTCTAGAAGAAATATACGTCATCTTGAATCAGAAAGCAGAGATGCTCATACAAATGAAACATTATCCAGATTACGTGAAATGACTGGTGGTCGTGGATATGCAGATGGTACTGATAATGCTAAAGAAGGTGACGCTGTTGTTGGTGAGAACGGACCTGAAATCGTAAGATTTGGTGGTGGTGAAAAAGTTCTTTCTAATAACGATATGATTAAAGTAAAGATTGTAGATGTTGACACATCTGCAGCTAAAAAACTTAATGACACCGGTACTCAGGATGTTAATATCGTTGGTCAGACTGGTGTTCTTACAACTTATGGTACTTCTGCAAGATTAGACCATAATACTGATAATAAGTCTGCTATCCAAAAAGCACTTTCTAAGAAAGATACACTTGTAAGTTATGATCAAATCAAAGCTGACAATAATGATCTTGCTGAAGAAGGTGAAGGTGGTAGCACTCATACTGAAAAATCTAGTACATGGGAAAAGATTAAAGAAACCGTAGGTGGTTTAGGAAATATTTTACTTGGTGGTGGTGCAATAGCTGCACTAGTAAAACTACTAGGAAATGAAAATGTTCAGGAAATTCTTAAAGGAATCATTAGTGCTTTTGGTGGTTCTGCTGAAACTATGGCTAGTGTTGCTAAAAATGATGGATACGAAGGTGGTGCTAATGCAGTCACTAACGTAAAAAATCAGTTTAGTAGATGGGGTTCTATTTTATCTGATCCTAAGAAGTTCTTACTTGGTGAAGATGGTGAATGGGATAGTCAATCTACGGCAATAGCAAGAACTGGACGTGTTGGACTTAGTAGATTACTTAACGGTAAATCTGGAAAGAGAAAGAATGGATTAGTTAATGCATTACTTCATCCTGTACAGACAGTAAAGACAGCTATAAGGCATCCATTCAAAACATTAGGTAATATCGGAACTGGAGTTAAAAACTTTGGTAAAAATGCATTAAACGCAGGTAAAGGACTTGTTAATTTTATTAAGAGTCCTACAAAGTTAGATGATCTTAAAAACCTTGGAAAATCTTTAATCAAAAAGACTGACGCTTCAAAGCAGTTTACTATGATAAAAGATTTAGCAACCAATTTTATACATGGTGAAAAAGGTGCAAAGTTATCTGGCGCATATAACATCGTTCACGATGCAGTTGATGGTATAAATCCTAATAAAAGAGGTTTATCTGGTTGGTTGACAAAAACATCTGATAAACTTATGAATTATGCAATGGAACATGGTGATGCTAAAACCCAGTCACTTGTTGCAAAACTTACAGGTCATTCAGTTGATGAAATGGCACCAGCTCTTGCTAATAAAGCTATGAAAGAAGCAGGTGAAGAAGCGACTGAAAAAGCTGCAAAAACAGCAACTAAAAAAGCTGGTAAGAAAGGATTCCTAGCTTCTGCAAAAGAATTTGTTCAGAAAGTTTCTAAATTTGGTGCTGGTAAAGTAGCGAATGAAGGAGCTGAAAACCTTGCTGAAAATGCTCTCGAGAAAACAGCAAAAACTGCTATTAAAGAAGTAGGTCAGAAAGTTGTAAAAGAAACTGCTGAAGATGCCGCTTCTAAGAGTATTATTGCTGCAGCTAAAAAAGGTATTCTTGAAGCCATTGAGAAAGTTGCTTCCACTATTATGGAAAAAGGTGGGAAAAAACTTGCTGGTAAGTTAAGTACAACTGGTGTTAAAAAAGTAATCACTGAAGTTTTTGAAAAGATTTCAAAAGGTCTTGTCGGAAAAATGGGTAAATGGATTGCTAAGAAATTAGCAGCCGTTGCTGCACGTTTAGGTATATCTTTAGGTGTAACAGCAACTGGTGTTGGTGCAATCGCTACTGTAGTTGCAAATGGTGCATTCCTTGTATTAGGAGCAATTAACTCTGCTGGCAAGGGCGGTACAGCTCGTATGTTTAGATGTAAACAAGCAGATGTTGATTGGAAGATGCAAATTATTTCAGCAGCTATTGGTGGTTTGGTTGAAACTGATATAGGTTGTGTTGTTGACGTCGCAAACGAGATTTACTGTGCACTTACTGGTGATGATTTCATTACCCGTATTGCTACTGCATTTTATAATGCAATTTCTGGTAAAGAAGATGAAGAAGCATTAAAAGCATCTCAGACTCAGTTAATTAATGATTGGGAAGCTTATAAGGAAAACTTCCTTCAGACTGAATGGAAAACATTCTGTGAAGAAAACCCTGATTTAGCAATGGATTTCGAAACCTATAAGCAGAAAGTTGCTAATGGGGAACTTGAATCTGATGTAATGGGTCTTGCAGAATATAATGATGATCAAAATAAAACCGTTGGTGCCAAAATTGCTGATGGTGCAAAAGATGCTTGGAATTGGACAAAAGATACTGCTAAAAAAGGTTGGGATGCAACCGTATCCGGAGCTAAGAAAGCAGGTAACTGGATAGCTGATACAGCATCTAGTGGATGGAACGCTGTTAAAAGCGGATGGAACTCTCTTTGGGGAGGAAAAGGTGGTAAAGGCGGATCTGGTGCTGCAGTACCTTTCTATTCACAAAAAGATCCGAGATGGGCTGGAATGCAATATACCAGAGGTGGTTCTGGGGAATCTATGAGTGAAATTGGATGTGGTCCTACTGCATTTGCAATGGCTGCATCTGGTGCTACTGGTAGAAATATTGATCCTGTTCAAGCCGCTGGTGCAATGCAAAGAGTTGGAGCAAGAGACAATACAGGAACTAACTGGGGTGGTATTGGTGCCGCAGCAGATATGTATGGTATCGAAACTCGTATGCAACAGAATCCTTCTGGAGCATTTATTGACTCTGAACTTAACGCAGGTAATCCTGTAGTTTTATCTGGTAGATCTGGTGGATATGGAACTCCATATACTCCACAAGGACATTATGTCGTTGCTACTGGAAAAGACAACGATGGAAATTATATCGTTAATGATCCTAACCGTTTAGGTGGATCTAGAAAATTCAAAAAAGCTGATATGCTTGCTGAAACTGGAGCTGCTTGGGGCTTTGGAGGAAAAGGTCATAATGGTATGCCATCAGATGTAGAACAACGTTTATATGGTAATACTACATCTGGTTCTGTAACTAGTATGACTTCTGGTTATAACGGAATGCCTTCAGATGTACAAGCTAAGCAAGTAGCACAGAATAATGCTAAAAATGAGGAAAAGAAGCAAGAAGCAAGAGCAAAATGGCTTAATATAGTACGTGCTGTAAAGAAAGCATTAGCTGATCTTCACGTAGGATATTCGCAGTCAAGATGGGTTACTGTTACTTTAGGTGGAAAACCATTAAGTGTAAGAACCGACTGTTCTGGTTACGTTACAGCATGTCTTAAATTCTTTGGAGTAATAGATGACAAGGCAAACCTTGTATCTAATAATTACGCAAACCCTAATACCCAAGCATTATTAAAGGCTGGGTTTAGTTCACATCCTTTCACTTCTTGGGATTTACTTGAAGAAGGTGATATTATTGGTGTGAATGGTCACGTTGAAATCTTTGCATATAACAAAGATGGAAAACATTACGTTTATAACTGTGGTAGTGACAAGAGTTGTAACAGCCCAATTCCTACAGTTACAGGGCATAAAACGTATACTACATACTGGACTCCAGGAGAACCTGGATCAGGTATTGCGGATGCAAGTTCTGTATCAAGTAGTGCAGATGGCTCTACAACAGGTGATGCTACAACTTCAAGTTCTTCTGGAATGGATTTCTTTTCTAAGATTACTTCATTCTTCTCTGAACTTGGATCAAGAGCTGTATCCGGATTTACTACAGGAAAATGGAATAAAGATTGGTCTGGTGTATTTGGTGACAGTTCATCTAGTACTGCATATTCAGGTAGTACTATTAGTTCTACTGGTGAGGTTGTAGCTGATACATCTGTAAAAGGATCAACTTCCGCTGAAAGAATTTGGAATCTGCTTAAACAGCAAGGTATGACAAATGCCGGTATTGCTGGTGTTCTTGGAAACCTTCATGCAGAATCTGGATTACGTACAAACAATGTTCAGAATAGCTATGAAAGTAAAGTAGGTTCTGATACAGAATATACCGCTAAGGTTGATAATGGTTCATATAATAATTTTGCACATGACTCTGCAGGTTATGGTCTTGCACAATGGACGTATCACAGTAGAAAGCAAGCTCTTTTAGATCTTGCTAGAAGCAGAGGTAAATCTATTGCAGATGAATCTGTTCAAACAAGTCATTTGCTTAATGAACTTAGTAAATATCCTGACCTTGTAAATACTCTGAAAACAACAAGTAGTGTCTCTGATGCGACAAGTAAGTTTATGCTTGATTATGAAAGACCTGCTGATCAGAGTCAGTCTGCACAAAATAAACGTGCAGGTTATGCACAAGCGTATTATGATCAATATGCTCATAAATCAGCTACAACATCTGGTTCTGTAACCAGTATGACTACTGGATATAACGGAATGCCTTCAGATGTACAAGCTAAAATGTATGGAAGTGGTGGTGCTGGTGCTGGTGGTAGAGGAGTTTCTTCTACAGGAATTATTAAACCACATATGACATCTGCTCCTGTTAGTGGAAAGAATATGCCTACAAATAGTAGTGATGTAAGTTCTGTAATTCATTACTTATCTCAGATACTTGCAGTGCTTGATCAGTCTTCAGATAAGCTTGACGCTCTGAATTACTTAAAAAGTCTCGCAAATTCTGGGGGAAATGTAGTGACTAACAACAACATTTACTCTCAAACTAACAATAATGGAGTAAGGGCTGGACAACAGCAAATGACTGCTTCTAAAACAGATCCAAATAAATTCTCAACTGCTCAGAAAATAGCTAGTGGCGGTTTGTAAATATTACGAAAACAAGTTCATAAGAGGGTTTTAATTAACTCTCTTATGAACTTTTTTGTTAGAGGTGATAAATATGCCAGAATATACAGGTAGGTCATCATCTAGTACATTATCGACAGGTAATTCATCCAATAGAAATTCTGCAAAATGTTCTAATAGTATGCGATTATTTGGTTTACCTTATCAATTTATAGATACAGTGGATCCTAGGATGGATGACGTTTCAGGAATTATCGGAAAGAACTTTATAGAAAAAGTTATAACTGATGCTCCTACAGTCATGCTTATTCCTGGAAAAGCTAAATTTCTTCCGGGTAATACCAATAAACAAGGAACGTCGCATGCATTACTTGAAGCAGCTAACGGAAATATTGGTCCTTTAATTACTGGAATGAGTGGTGATGTAGATGATGTTTTACGTTATTATGATTTTGAAGAAGACTATACGACATATATGAAATATGTAAATAGTATGTGTCGTACAGTAGCCGTATTTTTAGAATTAAAAGAACAAATAAACGGTCAATCTCTCCAATCATTTGACTGGAGAGACTATAGATGGAATGCTGATAAATACCATAGTGGTGCATTATCACTTGGTTCTTATGCGTGGAATTCATTTTTGAATACACTGCAACATGGTGGTGGAGCATTTTTTAACTCTCTTATGGGAAATACTGTTGATATGAGAATCGATGATACTCATGTTGATCCAAATGAAAATAATTCTACTAAAATTCAAGGAACATCAAATTTTGTTCAGTTTTATGTAGATCCTAGTTCTGGATCATCACAGTCATTAGCAAATTCAACATCGGCATCTCAAATTAAATCTGCAATGGATACTGCATCATCGGCAATGAAAGAGTTTCAATTTGTTGCCAATTCTGCTGGTATTGGAATGGAAGGATTAAATGAACTCACAGACAGTGGTTTAGATGCCCTTGCAGAAAGTCTCGGTGGAGGAAACGGTCAATTTAGTACTGTAATGAATCAGTTACTTAGTGCAGGTAAAAGTGTAATCAAAGGTGAAAATATTATTCTTCCTGAAGTCTATCAAGGATCTGATTATGGAATAGACTATACAATTGATATTCACCTTAGATCACCTTATGGAAATAAATATTCTATTTTTATAGATGTATTAGTTCCATTATTACATTTAATTGCATTATGTATGCCAAAGCAAAGTACATCAAATACGTATGGTTCACCGTTTTTAATTAAAGCATATTATCCTGGAGTATTTAATTGTAATTTGGGAATCGTAGAATCTCTTCAAATTACTAAACCTTCATCAGAAGATGCTTATTCGATTGATGGACTTCCAATGGAAGTTGATGTACAGCTTAGAATAAAAGACTTATATTCAGATCTTTCAATGTCTCCATCGAATGAAGTTGAATTATTCAGAAATAATACATCATTGATTGATTATCTTGCTACATTATCTGGACTGGATCTTATAGCTCCTATGACAGATTTGAAGACAACAATGATGATTACAACATATGCAGCTGGTTTAAGAGATATTGGAGATAATGCTGCATCTATTATTTATGATAAAATCGAAAAGACATTTATCGGTTTTACTACTTTATAATTAAAAGGAAAACTAAACATGAAACTTGAAAAAGAATATAAACAAGAATTTGGGAATGTTCCTAGAAGAAGTGTGGAACGAATAACTGAATTTTTGGATACACACAAACTATCAAGATACAAAGTTAGTGTGTTTGATGAAATGAAAAGAATAAATAATATAGAATGGGAGAAGGAATCTTTCATAATATATTTATTACCAAAAGCTACACCTAGACCAAGATCCACATCAAATGGTTCTTTTTTCTATGTCAAAGGTGCTAAAGACAATAAAATATTTTTTAGAAAAGAAGTTGATAAAATGGATCTTCCGTTCATAACAACTCCTTGTAAATTTACTTGTGTTTCGTATATGCCTATTCCTAAGTCTATGAAACCTATTGAACAACTTTTAGCAGAATATGGTTTTATTAGACCTATAAGTAAACCAGATTTCGACAATCTAGTAAAGACATATACAGATATGATACAAGATGTCATATTGTATGACGATTCATTGATAGTTGAAGGAACATCAATGAAATATTACTCTTGGAAACCCAGAATCGAATTTACTATTGAGTATATGGTAGACCACGATTCGGTTTTTAATAAACAAAAAATAAATAGAAAGGATAAATAAGATTATGTATAATTTATATGGTTTCTTCGGTGAAAATATTTATCGTATGTCTAGAAAGACTAACGTTGAGACTAAAGTAGTTGAACCGTTTAAGTCTAGCACATATGTTAGAGAAAACACTGTAGATAGATCTATCACAACTTGTGTTAAACTTAACACAATGGATCTTTATAAAGAAGAGCCTAATGAGGCTATTTATGAAAAACTTCTTGATTTCATTAAGAAGTCTAAACTTACAGGTATTAATACGTTGTATTATTCCTTGAAGATTGCTCTGAATTATCAGATTACCGATCCAAATGGTGGTATTATTGATGGGGGTATTCGTTACGTTCAGGTTGATGCCGATGAAGTTAACTTACTTCTTGACCCTGATCCACTTACTAATACATTGTCTTACAGACGTGCAGAGTATCTTCGTAAGAAGTTTGCTATCAGCAGAATCTGCGGTGCTAAGTATGGTGTAATGGATACTACACCTAAGTATGTTGATTTTACCATCAACGGTATTACAATTTATGCTAATTTCACTGATATGGGTTCTGCATACTATATTCAGAATCTCGGACCTTCCGCACAGGATACAACTTTTGCTTACGGCTCCGGTACTGTGAATAGTATTATTGCTCATTCTGTAGTATTATTCGATACTGCAGATTTTGGAATCACGATTCCTTCCCAGAGATTGGCATGTGTTCCTAACACAATTTATGTTGACGTTGAGACAATTCTCAATAATTTCTGCTATGTTGCTGATGACACTGAAATTTGGAGAATCATTGAAATGAATGGCGGTGCTACATCTAATGCACCTTCAGATTTCAATGTACCTGCAGGAGGTTTATCACCATTTGATCCTGTTATTAATAGACCTCCTTGTCCTGGAAATAGACCTATGCCTCCAGTACATCCTGGTCATAGACCTGGAGTAAAACCTCCTTGTCATCCAAATTGTCCTATTCCTATTATTCCTAAACCTCCAGTAGCTCCTATTGTTCCTTCTCCTGGAGTTGATACTGAAGGCACGATTGTTCCTGATCCGGATTATAATCAGGATCATGGTGACATGAATGAAGAATGGTGTCATGCTGCAGTTTATGATGATCCTTCTATCAAATTCTTAGTAGTTGCAGACGAAACTGCAGATACAGAATTTGATGCGACTTCAATGGTTAAAATTTCCGATGTACTTCCTTATGTAACGGATGTAAAAATCGGGGATTACGTTAAGAAGAATCTTGTAATGTATTATTAATAAAAAGAAATCCCTAGTAAGGTTATGACCTTACTAGGGATAGTTTTAAACTGCAACAGGAAAATCAATTCTAGGCATACTCATATATCCATCAACATGGATGTCATCGATCACTGTATCAAAGAAGTTTGTACTTCCGTTATCATCAATTCTGATAGAGGGATCAGAATTATATAAATCAATGAAATTATATTCAGGATCATTTTCAAGCATTTCATTGATAATAGGGCAAACGGCTTTAAACCTGCTAATATTCAAAATCGTACCAGGATCATTTTCATCTGCTGAAATATCCTTAGCTGCCTGACTTCTTACATATTCAATATACTGCTCATTTGTCATAGCAGCGAGTCCGCCAAACATATCAGCTACGATACCAATACTTAACAGCACCTGATACTGTTTAAGCATATGGTCACAACCTTCAAACTGGTTCTCATAAATATGAGCATCTGCTGCTACGAATGTAAGAATACCAGGTTCAACACCAAGATGGCGTGCAAAAAGCTTATTAAGAATTGTATACTGGAAAATGTTAAATACACCACCAACTAAAAGATCACAAGATCTACTAGTGACAAGCACATTCAGTTTACCATCAACGATATCCCAAACACTTGTATACACGCAAGGTGTAATTGCCATTTCCGGAAGATCTGCATTATTCCAAAGGTCAATAACTGCTCTTCTTGTAGAAGAATCCTTTGCGAGATCATTCAAAATTCTGTTTACCTGGTCATACTGCTTAATTTGGTAACCGTAAGTTTTCTGCACAATTCCGTTCTCATCTGCCCAATCGTCCCAAATGTGAGGGCGAAGATCATGAATATCATTACTTCCATCACGGAATATCCAAAATGCTTCTTCAACTGAAGACTTCCAAAATGTCTTCTTCGCCTTAAGAATAGGGCATTCGTTGCTACAATCAACACCTAAAATAAGGTGAGAAATTCTCTTTGTAGCTACTCCTGTTCTTTCATTTTTCTGATAAAAACCATTTTGCATAATTTCAAATACCCAGTTCATAAACTGGTTTTCATAACGTGAAATTCCCATATTACTTTACTCCTTTCATTTTTCTTTTCAATATGGAATTTAGTATTTTGTATTTCTAATCATAGAAATGTAAAAGTCATAAAAAATATAAGTATATTATTTATTTGAATAAAAATATGAAAGGTGGTACAACCAATGAAATTAATTAATTTAAGAAACAAATTCAAGAATGTAAGATTTAATGATCCCGAGGATGATGATGAGGGAGGTGTATATTCTACAGACGAAACAACGTCTGTTGTTATAGATGATTGATAATTACAAAACAAATAACCTTACGCCTTTCGACGTAAGGTTATTTTTTCGTTACATGTCAGCACTTTCAACAGCTTCTTCGGTACCGGGTTCCACTTCAGTTACTTCCTCGTTAGTAGGAGTTTCCACAGCGGGTGTTTCTTCTACTGTTGTATTTTCAACAACAGGATTGTTTTCACCTGCATTTACGGGAGTTTCATCGGGGATCTCATCGGTCTTTGTTCCTTCATTTTCGTTATTCACGTTCTGTGTTGTTACTGACTTGTCGCCATATTGTAATTTAAGACGTTTTCTTTCAGATTTAGACATCTGTCTCCATTCATCCTCTGTTTTACCAATCTTCGCTAAGAAGATTTTGTGGGGATCTGTCTCATCTGCTTTAGAAGCCGTCATTACAACCTGTTCAGGTTTTTCAACAACAGGTACAACTACTTCGGGCTTTTCAACAACTTCACCATCAAAAGCAGATGTAGAACATGTTGCCACAGTAAGTAAAACTTTATCTTTGGGATTATTAGGGTTAATTTCATAAACCCTTCTTCCATTAGATACGAGTTTAACGATTGTATCTGTAACTAAGTTACAGTTATAAACGGGACCGGTTACAAAACCAAGTTCCGGAATAGGACCGTTTGATAAAACGTCACATTTTCTTTTTTTAGCGTTTAAAATTCTCGCCATGTTAGTTTCCTTCCTTTCTTACTCAGCATTCTGAACTACGCCAACAATGTCATCAATATCGATGTCATCATCTTCAACGGCGAGAATACGAGCAATTTCTTCTTTCTCTTCCTCAGCATCAACTGGTAATTCCTGCAATAATGCTTCCAGTTCTGCGAGATCAACATCATCTGCCGATTCCTTAACTACTTCAGTTACAGCTCCAGCAACAAGCTCATCTGCAACAGATTCAGTTACTTCGGAATGGATCTTTTCTATTCTACAAGTAGTCCTAGCACGTTCTTCTGCTATGGACTGAATGCCTGCATTAATAATTCCCATAATTATTATATCCTTTCTTTTAGAATATTAAAATAGTGTTTTACTGATATATAAAATCACACTATTTAATAGAAATTGTCATGTACATACTCACTGGCTCCCAATGAGTACAATATCCTTTATCTTTTAAAATATCCATGATAGATTTACAGCGACTTGTCGCGTATGCATTTGGTAATTGAGAAACCAAATGATCAAACCCTGTGTATACAGTAGCTTTCTTCGATTGTAAAATTAAAGTATCATTTGTTAGTAAATCCGTTATCTCTCTTTCAAGTTTAACATCTGTAGCTGAAATAAATCGTACAGTATTAGATGCATGGATAACTATTTTTCCAACCGGTTTTACATCTGATGCTTCTTTACAAAAAATATCCGGAATAGCATACATGTTATGTTTAAAAATATGATAAACGATATCATCCATGTATACTCTAAGATTTTTAACATCGACATCAGGGTCAATGTCATATTCATAGAGTTGTTTAGGGTTTTGATTCGTCAGAGTATCTTCCATAATGCGATCTAAAAAATCACTTATAAGATTAGATGCTATCGCTAATTTTTCTTCCGTAACTCGTGCATCCGTTTCAATCTTTTGTTTCGCACTAATTGTTGTTAAATCTGACGAACACTGCACACTGTTAAATTTTAACATATTCAGGATCCGTCCTTTCTAAATTTTTATTAACGCTATTATTATAATGTGCTTCCAAAAAATATGGAAAAAATAAGAAGGTATATACATACCTTCTTATTTATATCTCCCAGATTCACCAGTCATCCATACATATTCATCAATAGTACCAAGTGATGCATATGAATTTTCAAAAGATGATAAATTAGTAGTTGTTATGTTAAATAAATTATTCGATACTTTGATAGTTTGTAAAAATCTATATATAACATCTGTTAAAAGCTCACCGGAGTGTATTCCAAAAAACCTCGAAGACCCATTACTATATCTTTGTAAGAAACCACATAGTTCTCTAGCTATTTGATAATTATATATCCGTGTAGTATCATTACCTTCTAATATTTCTAGTAACTGCTCGACTTTAAAATGAGTCATTATACGTGGATCGAACACTAAACTTTCAAAATTATCAGAATCTTGTACATGCATTCTTAATCTTTTTATCCATTGTGCTATTAAAAATTGAAATGCCATTCCTGTTGCAAAATTATAATCCATATCAAATATCATTGCAGCTTTTATTTTAGCACATTCTAAACTATTAATATTAACTTTATTATACAATACCTCTTCGATACGTAAAAGATCTTTAGATCCTTTTATTATCGAATCTAAATGTAACCATTGATCATCGTCTTCTTGGGTTAGATCATATATAAATTCACCGGTTTCTAATGCCATATGAGTACTACTAACTAATTTTTGATCGTATATTCCGTAATTCATATTTTTCGTACCTTTCTAATTAGAACTATTATTTAAAATCCTGAAATAATGGATTATAAAAATCCCATTAACTGGTTCAAGTTTAATTTGTTTAGTTTCCTTTTTGCGTAAAGAAATTGAGAGTCTTAGCCAAAACTAAGACTCTCAGTTCTCTCTTCGTTAATATCTTTTATTTCATAATCTTTTTGTGCGAAAGTTAAATTTTCATGCATTAAATTATATGAATGAATATTTTTATAAATTGTTTCCGCAATATCTGTTGACACATAAATTTCATCAAAATCTATGTTATCCCCATATAAATAACTAAGTGCCCATTCTAAGTCTTGTATACAACTAGAAAATATACCTTTCACTGAATATCCATTCATAAACTCTTCAACATATTCTCCAAAGAATCCTCCCATATACCAATTTTTATTATAGAACGATCTTATTATTTCTGGAGTTAATTTATGTTGCCCTAAAATAAATATTTCATCCATTAATTCATTAGTGTCATCATAGGTTTCACAATTCTCATATTCTTGTAAGAAATTGAAAACTGCGATTAAATCTATTATTATAGGAAGAAGTCTTATTGGATGTTTTAATTTTAGAGCTTCTTTATTTAAAATGACGAAATTTCCACAATAATTTGACATAAGTGAGTATTCTATATCAATTGTATCACCATTATTCATAAAAGGAGGTAATTCCATTTCATAATATTCATCATAATATTCATGAACTGGTTCAGTTATTCTCATATTTTCAGTTATACCTTCGACAAATTTAAGATACCAATCTTTATCAAAATACTCGACAAATTTAAGATACCAATCTTTATCAAAATACTTATCTTTTAATTTGGTCATTAATCTAAAACCCATATTATATATCCTCCGAAACTATTCTAAATAAATAATATATCATTTCGGGAAATAAATGTAAGGAGTATCAAATTGATACTCCTTACAAATTTATCCAAATATTTCTTCGTTAATACCTGCAGACTCAATTAAATATACTGCTTCTTCAAACGAAATTTCGTCATTAACAAGACTTTCACAAATCATTGAAAGAATATGATATTCTTCATTTACAGACTCTGTAACAGGTTTAGCATCAGTATTGATAAGAGGCTGATCTGATTCTGCCCAAGACTTAAGAGTACCCATAATTTTACTCATAGTATCTTTTACTATCTTAAGAGCTGAATCACCTGTAATTTCTTTACCTCTAATTTTACTAATTTTTGCAAGAGCATATGGTGCCCATGCGGTTGCCTTTGCAACACCTTTAACAAGATTCTTATCATCACGTACAGCTGCACCTGCTGCAATAACTCCTTTTAATACATTATCCATCGTACCGAGGGTAGCAAGTGCTACAGGCCATCCAATAGTCCAAACTTCAAGAGCCATAACGTCAGACTTAAGTTCGTCAAGTCTGTCAATATTTTTCTTAAGTTCTTTTTCCATTCTTTCAGGATCACCTTTGAATTCTTCTCGAATTTTATTTTCTTTATTACTTATTATTTTATTAGCAATAACTTCAGATGATTTTGATATAGGATATGTTGCAACACCAGCAGCTTTTTTAGCTACATTTGCAGTAGTTTTAACAGCAGGTCCAATTTTTTCATTAGACTCAGCTTTCTTATAGGTATCTACAACTTTATATTTTGCTGAAACTGCTTTATCTTTAATAGCTGTAGCGGTTTTCTTTGTTCCTTCTATCGTTTTAAGACTAGCACGCCCTAATGATCCTTTAACGCTTTCTTGAGCGATTAAAGCACTAAGTTCTTCAAATGATGGCATATATCAATCACTCCTTTATATTTTTATACATTAATTTACTGTTTTTCAATACAATTTTCAGCAATTTACATTATTATAAATACATATGTTTTTAAAATGCATTTTAAAATATAAAATAAAGAAAGGGTTATAACCATGGCAAATTTTGAGTATCTGTCAGAATCTGTTTCTGACATTTTATTTGAAAATTCTTACGGTTATCTTACTGAGGGAGCAACTCTTGACATGAACAAAAAGTTACGTGAACTTCAGGAAGAGTACAAAGATGCCGTAAAAGATATTAAGAAATCTTATAAGGATAAGGACGCAAATGGTGTTAAAACAAAGTGTGACAAACTTATCGATCTTATTGATAAGTATGAAGCTGAAATTGATGACATCAAGGACACATTCGGAAGTGCTGTATGCGGTGCTTTGTTCCAGTCATTCATGAGCCATATAAAGGCTTTCCTTATCGGCATACCTACATTTAGTATCGGTACACCTTTAAGCTATATTAAGGATATCGTTGATATGGTTGTTGGTGTTATGGAGCAGTGGAAAAAGGATGAAGAGATCACTCCTGATATTTTAAATGCTCGCCGTGCTAAAATTAAGGGTCTTATCAAGGAAATGAAACGCTGTATCAAGAATTATAAGAAGGATCTTCTTGAAGCTCTCGGGGAAAAAGAAGTAAAAGAGTCTGTTGAAGAAATCAAACTCAACATTTATGAATCTTGTCATGCAGGTGAAATTACTGAGGCAGAAAGAGATATTCTTCTTGGTATTGTTGAGTAAGGTTTTGTTGTGACGGAATTTAGTTAAGTAAAATTTCTGTAAGTCTCGATATTTCTCGGGACTTACAGATTTCTTATTTAGCTAAATAGTAATGGACCTAGTGGATATAGGTTTCAGCCTACAGTTGGAAATGGATGGAATAGTTCTACACTAAGAGTACAAAAATTTGTAAATAGTAGAATTTGTATTATAACAGGAACTTTAGATGGAAGAAGTGCAACTAATGCTGTAGCATGGACATATAATACAGGAACAAATGATATTCCTATTCCAATGGGTCAACCATACTACCAAATTTTTAATACTAATACTCATACATGGGAAACCGCTGGTTATTATGTAAATAATTCAACATATTATTTTTCTGCACCAAACTATGGTGGTAATACGCGTTATTCAATCAATATAGCATATTTATATTAATAAAAACATGTTATATGTTATATTTTTAGCCTAGTATAGAATATTCTATACTAGGCTTTCTCTGTCAAAATATCCAAAAAACAACTTATTAATGACGAAAAAGAAAGGAAATAATACTTATGAGTATATTTACTGAATCAGAAAAGAACTTTTTAAGTTCTCTTGGAGATACTGATATATTCATAGAGTCTTCTAAATCAGATAGAGTTAAGGTTTTGAATAAAACTATTGAGGTTTTAGAATCTTTAGGATTTAATCCAAAGATTAGTAAACCAAGTAGGGTTGGTTGGATAAATGAAAATAATTCTGGTGATTTTGAAGAAAGTCTGTGTATATCTTTAGGTAAATTACAGGGTTTAGAATCTGTATGTACTAAAGTTAATAAAGAGATTAAACCATTAGGTGGTAAAGTATCTCCTGATAACTATGGAACGATTTTTTTGTCTATGAAAGACAATGTAGTTACTGAATCGTATATTGGTAACTATTTTAGAAATAAAGTATTACTTCATAAGCTTGGAAAGAATCCGGAGCTTAATGAAAGAACTATAATCAAATTTATCAAAAATCTTACTCTTAAATATGAAGAGAGTCTTTTGGATGAAGATGTACAAAAAATAATGAAAAAACGTGATGTTGCTGATTATTTCGTACCGCAAGCAGAGTTAAATTTTCCTGATGGAATGATAATAACATTTGCTTTTTGTTATGATAAGAAATCACTTACTCCCGGAGCAGCGTTTAAGAACGATAATAAAGATTATATTGTGTTACTCTATCCATGTTTTTTCGATTGCAGAGATATGGATGTGAATGTATTTACAATAATGCATGAAATTGGACATATAAGACTTGGGCATTGTGAATTAAAGAATAGATCTTTAGATCCTCAGAGACGCCAGAAAGTAATGGTTAAAGGTGGTGTCATTTATACTGAACTTAATGCTGACCTTTATGCTTCTTTAAATGGTGCTAAGATGTATACCATTTTAAAAGAAGGGATTGATAAGGATTACGATAAAAACTACGATTATCGCTATACAAATAACGAACTGTCTAAGAGGTATTCATTTGTTTTAAAGAATTACCAAAAGTTGCGTCCTATGACTGAAAGTTTGGAAAATACGGTTTGTGAATATATGGCGGAATCCTTAAAATCTGATTACAGATATGAAAATATTAATTCAATAAATGAAATATCAGATTTTTTAAAAGTAATGAAAGATGTATTTGACGAAGATTCTGATATGTCTGAATCTGCTATTAAGAAGAGTATGAAATCAATATATTTTAAAAACAAATTGATCGGATATGTTGGTTTCAGTGAATATAATATCAAAGGTAAAAAATATCTTGGTATTGGTAATTTTATTATTCTTCCTAAGTATCAAAGACAAGGTTATGGAACCGATGTTATTGAAGATATTATCAGAACAAATAAAGACAACTACGATGAAATTTATTGCTATGTGGATAAAGATAACAAAAAAGCGATTAGGTTTTATGATAAGATTGCAAAAATCAATAAAAAACATTTGAATGAAAATGGATATTTTTATGTATCACTATATAAAGAATCTGTTGAAGATATCCATGATAACTGGTGCTATATTACAGAATCTGATGATAAAAAACGAACTGCTAAAACAGGTGAGTTTGAAATTGAAAAAGTTGAGTTCAAAGTCTATAATGATAGAGACTATTCGTATGTAACCGTTAAAGGAATTGATAAACCTTTAAGAGGGCGTTCTGAAGTAATTATAATGAAAGATGACGAAGTTTACTTATGTTTCGACAATGATCGCTACAGACTTCCTGGAGGTGGTTGGGATAAGGGTGAATCTTATGAGCATGCCGCGTTAAGAGAAACCAAAGAAGAAGCAAAAATTAATTGTACGAATATCAAGTACTGTACTTCCAGAGTTGATGTATCTGATGGGGTACCTGATAAATGTAAAAAAGAAAACATACCAGAAGAAGGATATTGGTATGGATACTTTACAAAGGTATTCATTGCTGAATATGATAAGAAATTTTCTGGTCATGTTGATAAGGAGGATCAAGATCCTAGTATGGTTAAGACTGGTAAATTTTATCCATTCGAAGAAATAAAAGATCAATTATACTCTGAACATAAAGAAGCAATTGAAAAGTATCTTGGTGTTAGTGATGAAGTATTTAAGGAAGATGCTTTAGATGATGATGCATTTGATATGATAGATGTTATGTTAGAAGCAGCATCAGATTCTCATATCATTAAAGATGTATTGTATCCTCCAATTGAAGCTGTTCTTAAAACACGAGATGGTGATAAACTTTTCAAACGATATGTGGAAGAGTTTATTGATAGAAATACTGAAAAACTTCACGAACCTTGTCCTATATCATTAATTCCTTTTACAGATAATGATAAGGCTAGATTCTTTAGTTTATTTAATTTAAATGAAAAAGAATGTATTAAAGTAATAGGTCAAGCAGCAGATGCTGTATCAAGCAGTGCTAATTTTAGGCTTGTTAAACAGAATCCTATATTCTGTGTATTTTATTTAGTACTTAGATACTATATCATCAATAAAGATGAGTCTGGTATCAATAGTACATTAGCAATACATGCTTTAGCTTCATACCCATCTGTATTTAGTAAATACTTTAAGTATGGTGCAAATCCTGGTATTATGAGATATACAGCAGATCATCTTACAGAGAAATTTATTTTCAAGCAGGAAGGACATGTTTTTGGTGCTCTGAGAAAATCTATAGAAGCATCTTACAAATTCCTTAAACCTTATTTTGATGAGGCTACTGATAAGGAAATGATTCGTTATATTCAGCGTATTCGTAATGATCAAAACTCTCTTATTAAGAAGATCGCAAATGAATATCAGAAAAATTATAAGGCTGGTAAAAGTGTAAGTACACAGAATGAAACTTATGATACTGGTGCATTAATTGATGACTACAATAATGATACTTCAAAGGCAGAAACTGCAAGTCATTCTATAATCATTAGTTTACTTACAAATGGTATTGATTTAAGAATCCTTGAAACTGCTAGTGAAATAGCTCAGTTATCAATTTCAGAACTTAGATTGTATCTTGTTAAGATATTAGTCGATTCAAGATCTACTGAGATTGAAGATTTTATCAGTGCAGTGTTATTCATCTATTTATACGATGAAAAGCATACTATGGATGAAATCAAATCAAAACAATTCTTGTCATTTGGTATTTCTTTATTTAGAAAGACAAATTCTAATGATAAGAATATTGCAACTATCAAAAAGACTTTAGATAAATGGGCAGAAGAAACAGGTATTCATAATAGATATAAACGTGAACCTACCAGAATTGCTTATAAGAAAGGTATTTATTGGTATATTTTGCTCACAATTCAATCTAATCTATAAAATATATCTACGTGAAGGTAAATATCCTTCACGTAGATATTTCACATTATATTAATCTTTTATAAAGGAAGGTAATATATAATGAATGAAAATGAATATGAGGGATCACTATCCGAATTATATGACCAACTTTTAGATGAAGAAGAAGCATATATCAAATCTCAATTAGATTCGCGAAACTACATGAATGACATGGACGGAATTTAGTTAAGTAAAATTTCTGTAAGTCTCGATATTTCTCGAGACTTACAGATTCTTTATTTAGCTAAATTAGTAATGTAACATCAGCTCTCAAATGTAGAATTGCGTCATTTTATAATCAAATTACTGCAATGAATCCAAATATAAAATATACATTATCACTAAATTTTCTGCCTTCAACATGTTTGTATATATTTATATCATGTAATAACTTATATTATACTGAAGTGGTATTGCTTGCTAATTACTGGAGGTCAACATTTGGTAATGGGTATTATATTGATTTCACATATGATGGTAATGCATATGAAATAACTGCTGTAAGTAATGTGACACGCAGATTTCATATTTTTACGTCAAATTAAAATGATAAGAAAGATATCAGGATTCTGATGTCTTTCTTATTTTTATGCATATATTATTTTTATGTATAATAATAAACTCTGGAGGTACAAAAGTTATGCAAAAAATTATTTTCCAATCATTACGTGAACCGCTTGATATTTTAAAAGCGAAATTCATTCCTTCCCAAGCAGATTCATGCCCGTCTACAAAAACTGAACGTAAAGTAATACCAGTTCCAGGTGGTCAATTTTACGCAACTATGCAAGAATATAATATCAAAAGAGATATGCAATGTGCTATGTTTATGTGTCCTTGTTGCTTTGAAGTTTTTGTTGTTCAAATGGAGTATTCAATAAATATCAATGCTGTAAACTTAACACGAGGCTTAAAATTAGATTTTGGTCATATTCTTAAAGTGTTTGCAGATGAAGGATGTCCTGAGTGTAATGAAGAAGTTGAATTTGTGAAATTAGATCCTAATATTGCTTCTACAATTTCGATATTAAATCAGAAAGGTTATTATACAGCTTTTTGTTGTGAACACCATTTTGGTGAAGACTGTGGTTCATCTTCTCCATATGTTGCATTTAAAAATACTGACATATTTGATTACCTTGATTATTTACCAGACTCGTGGTATCCGGATTTTGAAAGCTATAAATTATATGGTACCCCTGTATTAAGGGCAACTACGCCTAGAAATCCTTATGAATTAAAGGAAACAATTTTTGAATTGTTAGATTTTGTAAGGCAACTTCCAATTTCTAAAACACTAAGTAGTAAATTACAAGTACAATAATTTAGATAAAAGAGTATACTTTTTAAGGTGTACTCTTTTATTTTTTCCTTTCTTATGCTCTAAAAGACATTCAAGTAATAATCTTACAGAAAGGAAAAATGATATGAAAAGTCCTTTTTTAGAATTCTATAAAGCAGATGCAGTAGATGCTTTGTTAGATATTAACCCTGAATGGGATAGAGATGAAGTAGATGAAATTGTGGAAAAGGAAATGAAAAAATCATTTTCAAATCCATCAGTTGTAATAGATAATAATTTTAAAAGAGAAACACAAAGTTCGACATTACTCACAATAATGGATTGGGCTATAGATAAAGAGCCTCTTATTGCGGGTAATGGTACTTTTTATAAAAATCAACATCAAGCAGCAAATCCTATTGCTAATATGCTTGATGGTATGTTAAAACGAAGAAAAGCTTTAAAGAAAGAAATGTTTAAAGTTGAAGATAAAACAAGCCAGCGATATAAAGATCTCGATTTGGCACAACAAATTCAGAAGATAAATGCGAATAGCTACTACGGTGCTAGTGGTATGCCAGCATCTGCATTTTTTAGTAAATGGTCTGGTGGATGTACCACAGGTTCTTGCCAATCTGTTATTAGTACTTGCTATTCAACATTTGAAGCTTTTATTGCAGATAATTTTGTTTTTATGGATATTAATGAATGCTTTAATTGGTTAAAAGTAGTAAGAGAACAAATAGCATTGGATCCAGAAACAGTATCGTGGTTGAAACCACATACAAAAAGAGATGTTTACGAAAAATTAAAAGGTATGTTTTTTCATTGGAAAGACTCTTATGAAGATATGCTTTGGAAATATGTATGTAATTTAGATGATAATGAAATCAATAGAATTTATTATCGTAATAGATTACAGGAATTTACAGAAGATCATAAATATGTAATTGAACTTAATAAACGTATTTTGGATAATGTAAATATTTATCCAGTTCTTCCAAAAAAACTAGCTGAAAAGAAAGATGGATCTTGGGAAAAGGAAATCCCTCAAGAGTTTGTTGGAAAATTTTTAAGTGGTTTGGATTATAATTCGTTTGCTTGTAAAGAAGCATTCATGGATCCAAATGATATTCCCAAGAGTGTTGAAAAGGAGGTTAAAGAATTAGGTGCTTTATATATGAAATATGTATATACACAATATCTAGTCTTTGACCGTATTTACAGACTTAAAAACTTTGGAAGAAAAACAGTAATGGTTATAGATACAGACTCAAACATTTTAGCACTTGATGAATGGATTGAGTTTGTTTTCGATAAATTTGCAAAATTGTCTGATAAACCTAAGGAAAATATTGAGTTTATTTTGATAAATACAATCACATATACGCTTACTCAGGTAGTAACAGACATACTTCTATTTTATGGTAAGTGCTCTAATATACCTGAAGAATTTAGAGGACGATATGCTATGAAGAATGAATTCTTTATGAGAAGATTAATTATCTCTGAAGTAAAGAAAAGATACATGTCATTATTTAAACTTAGAGAAGGTAATTTACTTAATCCTCCTAAGACCGATATCAAGGGATTTGATTTTAAAAAGTCAGCTACATCTGATGTTTGTGAGGAAATATTTACAAGATTATCAGAAGATTATTTATTAAAAGCTGAAGAAATCGATGTTAAAGGTCTTAGAAATGAATTAATGGAACTTCAAAAAACTATCATGGAAGACATTCAGTGTGGTAATTTAACTTATTTACCAAATGCTAATGCTAAAGAATTAGCAGCGTATGCTGAACCTGGAAGTGAACAATCTGTACGAGGAGTAATTGCTTGGAATTTATTAAATCCTGAAAGCCAGATAGAACTTCCTTCTAAAGTAAAATTACTTAAGCTTATGATATTTAAAGAAGAAGACATTGAACCTCTTAGAAGAACTAATCCAGATATTCATAAAATTATTATTGATGAAATATTCAATGATACATCTGGAATATTTGTAACCAAGAGTGTTAAAAATGGAAAAGTTAATATCAAATCAAAAGGAATGCAAGTGTTAGCAATACCCAATAATGCTTCAATTCCAGATTGGGTAAAACCATATATTGACTATACAAATGTAATTGGTTCTATTATGGCACCATACAAATCTGTAACTGACCTTCTTAAAATAAACTGTGTAAGTACAGGATATAAAAAGAATGGTATTAATAGAGAAACAGAATCATTTACAAATATAATCACATTTTAATGAGGTGATAAAATGACAGAATATGAAAAAGTTAAATCTTTATTAGATGAACTTAAAATTCCATATGAAGAAAAAGATGCAGATTATTGGAAGAATAGTGTAACTATTCCAGATAAAGAAGATATAATAAAAGAATTGAATGAAACAGGTGCTAAAGGATTAGAAGTTACATTAACGTTAGGATTTGGTTTTTGCAATATTCTCTTTACGAGAAATACTGAAAGGTTTATTGCTGTAGAAACTGATTAATAGAAATAGGAGATGATTTTGTTTCATCTCCTATTTATTTTTTGTGGAAAATGCAACAAAAAATTCGACAAAATTCGACATTTACTTAGATATGACGGAATTTAGTTAAGTAAGTTTTCTGTAAGTCTCGATATTTCTCGAGACTTACAGATTCTTTATTTAGCTAAATAGTAATGGACCTAGTAGTGGTTGTATGCGTTCTCTTGAAGATCAATACGTTTTAAAAATACAAGATGATAGTAATCTTGTAGTGTATAAAGTAAGTGATGATACAGTTGCATGGTCATCTAATTATCATACACATAGTTATTTATCATTAGCAGGTGGTACATTAACTGGAACTATTTCAACTAGAGGTATTCAACCTTCTACTACAGCTACATATTCATTAGGCACAACACAATATATGTGGTCTGGAGTATGTTCTAAATACTTCTATTCTATTGGCACTGACACTGGGGTATATGCACAAATATATCCTGCTACATTAGGTACAACAAGTACTGTTGGTAAAGCATATGTTCATGTTGGTAATAATACAGCGTCAGGTACTGCTAAGAATGCTAGAGGATATTTAAGATTATTTGGTTCATCATCAGGATATACAGATATTCAAACAGGATATAACTCTACATCAAATATTACACTTACACTTCCTAGTAAAACAGGTACTATTCCTATTGTATCTTTATCTGGTACAACTTTAACTATTACTACTTAGGAGGTATAAATATGGCTATTGTTATGAATGGAACTACTATACCTACTAAAAAAGGTAATATTAAATTTAATGGTACCGAAATTACAGAGGTTATTTGTAATGGAACATCTGTATGGAAAGTAGTATCAGACCCTATTTATATAGTAAAAGATGGTGTGTTACAAGATACTATAGCTCCTAATCCATCATATCAGGCACCAGGACACTCATTATCATACGGTAACTGGTTACTTAGTGCAACTGATCCTTTATGGGGAGTTGGTGGTCATACTAATGGTTCAACCGTATCTGTATGGTATGCTAAAACTGGATCTATAAATACTGAAGGTGCATCAACATTAGACATATCTGTTAGAGTTGCATGTGATGGTGATGCATATGCAAAAAATATAAGAACTATTGTAAAAAGCGGTTCTACAGAAATTTTTTCAAAAAATGAAGTTTATGATGTGGTAACTAACTATTCGTGTTTATTTTGGGATAGATTTAGTTATTCAGTCGACATTTCAAAATATTCAACTATAGAAATAATTATAGAATCAAATTCTACCAGCAGCTCTAATGCATGGATACGAATTGGTGTTGAAAGTGCTGTTATGAAATAATAATGGTTAGTTATAAAGATAAATGCGAGTAAGGGAATTTCCCTTACTCACATTTATATTCTTTATCAGCAGGTTTATCTGCAATACCTGTCTTATTAAATTCATTTACTGTCTGTTTAATAATATACAACAAAATAGGTGTAATGAAGAACATTTCCAAATTTGCATCTAATTGTATAAGTTCGTCATTAAGAGACAGATCAATATCATAAATATTCAAAGGAGATTCATTTCGAATAAACTTCTGAATAAGTTTAAGATACTTTGATTTAGTAGGTCCGTTAAGTCTTATAGTTTCTACCGTAACTTGTGGTAAAATATTATATACTTCTTCACTAAGACCATCTATAACACCACCCGGAAGATCTACAACTTTAATCGATTCATCTCCCCATCTACAGAATGCTGACTCTTGTCGGGCCATACCTTTAAATAAAGTATATGGAAATGTCTTAATAAGTTCAACATCACGTCTTTCAAAAAATCTGAAAATACTTCTTTCATATTTAAGTTTCTTTTTATTATCAGCTATCTGATCTGCTTCAAGATAAACAGTTTCAAGAGAATTCTTCTTTTTGAATAACTCATGGTTATTAATAAAAGAACACATAAAAGGATCATATATTCTAAAACCACCAGGAAGTTCTCCGATGATTGCATTGTATCTTTCATCATAGAAAATTGAAATATATAATGAAACCATATCCGAAAACATCTTATCCACTTTATCAAGTTGCTCTTTGAAATCTTCTTGAATAATACATTTATTTTCAGATCCAATATTTTCAAGCACACAAGTATATTTATCATATACTTGGTCATTTAAACTTTTTGCTTTATCATCATCGATAGAATCTAATTTGAATGAGAACTTATAAAAATTATCAGATCTCATTGTATCGTAAAAAATTTCAGTTAATCTGAATAATACATTACCGCCTACATATGAAATTACAAAGTAATCATTAGGAAGTGGTTTTATTGTGTTGGGAAGAATTGTAGCTTCTCCTTCATATGAAGAATCAATACCTACCTCAGTTTCCTGTAATTGAGCAACTATTTGTTCTAATCCATAAATTGGAAAACTTTTGATTTGTTGATATTTGAGAGGAGAATTTTTCCCAACTACTGTATCGACATCCATAAAACCAGCATCTGTTGTAGATTCATCCATATTAATATGATAATATGTAACAAATGTAGGGGTCTGATCTATAAAACGTGTAATAGGACTTTGTATTCTTTCGTCCAACTTAGCAACACTTTCATCAATGAATCTTTCTTCATTTATAAAAAAAGCCATTATATCTGACCTCCGTTTCTATTTTACTTATAAGAATGTCATTTGATTATATTATGCTTAGTTAATGAAGAGATATATTATTTATTTAGAATTATTAGAAAGATGGTGATGTATTAATGGGAATGGGTAAAAGAAAAGATCCTTTTTGCGTGTTTAGTAAAATAACAGAAGAAGAAAATTATCCATTATATCAACATAGAGTAGATATATTGGATCTAAGGGATGATATTGTTCATAGAACAGATAATGCATATGATAAAATTAAAAAAGATAAAAATATTGATTATATTACATTACTTACAACTCTACAAGATTTATATTCTTCATTAGGTGATGTAAACCATCATAACGAAATTAAAGAAGAATATGATAAAATGAGGTTACGTGTTTCAAGTCATTTACTATTTAGAGAAGCGCATATTTTAAAATGGAATAGAATAGAGGAGTGGTTTTGATATGGGAGTTAATATACAAATGATGGATACAACAAGTTTAATGCCTGGAATTAAAATGGTAATGAATAGTATTTATGGAGTTATGAATGATGCATTATGTTTAGATACAACATCTCAAATGAAGTATTTAAGTGATTCTGATTTTGATAGAAATGACGAAACTTATAATATGACTATGCAAGATATGAGAGGATTTAACGAACATAATTTACCAGTTGATAATATTAGAAGTAAAGAATCATTATATTTTGAATTATTTATCAAACGAGAAAGCCATTCAGAATTAGATTTAGATGAAATATTTAGTGAAGTTACTGAAGACTATAATAATGATGACTTATTTGAAGATGAAATAGAATATTTGCTCAGTCCTATTTATTCATTTTCGTCTTCGAATCCTAGATTACATCTGTGTGGTGATTGTGAAAGTGATTATTCATTTATGAATATAGACCATTCATATAATAGAACTATATTGGAAGATAGTTGTAAAATAGTACGTAGAGAAAAGGAAGCAAAAATCTTTCAAGAAGTTTTTAATAGACGTTTACAGTCAAAATCTAAAGGTTCTTTTGGTATATATAAAATCAATATTGTATAAAAAAATAAGAGGTGATAATTATATTATCACCTCTTAAATTTAATCGTCATTCTCATCATTGAAAGCAAGCTTGTCAATATCTATTTTTGCATATCGTTTACCCTTACTTTCTTTTTTCTTTTTCTTCTTCTCGTGTTTAGCGAGACGTTTCGTAATAGCAAGCTTATCTTCAGGATGAATTACTTCACCGGAAATAGCATCTGCAAGATTTCTAGGTTTTCCGTTAGAGTAAGTACCAAATAATGCTTTTTGCAAATTCGCATTCTCTGAGATATGTTCTTCAGCTTTCTTCAATACTTCTCCACCAACTGATACAACGTCTTTTAAATTAATGCCCATGGGAATCCTTCCTTTCTTTTATTCTAAATAAATAATATATCACTTAAATCTAAAAGTTTCAGTTGATATAAAATTGGCTTGAAAACAATAGTTTAAGGCAGAATGCAAAGAAAGAAGGTGAAAATAACCTTGGATTACGCTGTCGTAAATACAAAAAGATCATCATTAAAAGTATACTCTACAACTAACACGTCTGAAAAGAATTTGTTAGGTACTATAAAAGATGGAGAGATTGTAGAATTTAGTGATTTTAGAACAGTAAATAATGTGGAATGGGTAAAAATAAGTACTAAAGAAATTGCTGGATGGGTAATTTTAAAACACCCATCTGTTAATTATTCGTATTTAGAACCTATGGATGCAATGTTATATGCTAACACAGACGCATCATTTAATGCTGCTATTGCAAGGCAGACTGATAAAAGTTCTGTTGTAAATAAAGTTTCTGCAGAAAATATGTCTGGAACAAAACGAGAAACAACAGGTGTTTGGTCTAATGCAAATGATAAAATAAAAAAAAGTACTGTAGAACTTACTCCTGCTGAAAAATCTTCTATTAAAAATTTCAGTTTTGGGGGTCAAAGAGAATATAGAGACAAGCCAGATTCCGCTATGCCTCCTCAAAAGGTACAGAATGCGAAAGGTTATCCTTTTTTAGGTGTTTACAATAATCAAACAAAACGATATGAATATGACTATGGGACTGATTACTCTAATAATGAATTTATTACTGCTGTAAATGATTTAAGAAGTATTCATAATATGCAAGAAGAATCATCAATCCAATTGCATGATAGATATAGTAGATTCTATAATAGATTTAAGGTAGCAACACCTGATGACGTTTTATCAAGAACTTTTGCACATGTATTTTTTACACGACCTGATTGCAATATTTTAAACTTTAATGGATCTGTGAGTTTAAGTGAACAAGTTTCCACTAACCCTGATTTTGTTCTTGAATCACAAAATAACATGTCTACTCTCATGCAATTGGTAAAAAATGTTGGTTTAAATCATCAATTTATGATGTTACCATCTAATAGAGTGACAAGTTTTGAATGTAAAGACAGAACTATCAAATCTGATACTTATGGGAGAACTAAACATGGAAATAGTATTGCTTATGGACGCCATATTGACGATTCACAGGCTGCTAGTGAAGTGAGTATTGCTTTTACAGATGATAGAAACCTAAGATTATTTAGGATGCATCAGTTATGGGTTCAATATATATCTGATGTAAATAAAGGATTTCTTAAGCCATTTCAGAATCATCTTGCTAATAGAGAGCTTGACTATGCTTGTTCAGCATACTATATCGTGTGTGCAGAAAATGGAGAAGACATTATCTATTGGTCGAAGTTATACGGAGTATTTCCAACAAATATTCCAGATTCTATAATGACTTGGTCTAAGGGTCAATATGTAACAAATCCTGAAATTAATATTACATATCAGTATTCATTTAAACGTGATTGGAATGCTGATATTATTTCTGAATTTAACATGATGCACAATATAGCCAATTATGGCAGTACAACATATGTTAAAACATACGATAAAAATATTTTGTCTACTGGAAATACATGGGTAGGATCTCCGTTTATTGAAATGGTGAAAGATCCACTAGGACGTACAGTATACAAATTAAGATTTAGAAGATATTAAATGAAATGAGGTGAGTCTTAAGTTGGAAAGTACAACAAGAAATTATCGCGATAATTTCGATATAAAAGCCCTTACAACAGATGTACTTATCCCTAAGTATTTCCCTGGTCAGGATATATCAACAAGATCATCCGGACTTATTGGACTTACTACAGAGCAGATAGCTACAATATCTGAAGATACTTTTTATACAACTTCTACGTTGTTAAAAGAGTTTTTTATACAAAAAGCTACATTACCTGAATCAATATATAGTTACGCATCGTTGTTTCAGTTAAGTAATGTATTAGGATCTGCATCTAAATGTAGATTTTTACTTGTTCTCGATGAGAATGAACTTAGTAAAGTATTCGAAGAAGCTAATATGTATGCAACTTCAACGACTCAGAATACTATTTATCTGAGTAAGAATACTATGATTTATGTAGAAGACATTCCATTTGTGTTTGATTACGATATTGAAATTACTCGTAAAAAGACAAAACTGGCTTCTACAGAATATGTTTATGGTGCTAAGTATGTAGTAACAGAGTTTAACAACTCAATTTCTGATATAACGAATCCGTATATCAAGATTAGAAGAACTGTCGATGGTTATTTTGCTCTTGAAGTTATTGGACGCCAGTGTATCAGAACAGAAACTACTGAGGCACTTATTGACAACTCAGTTATTAATTATCCTATAATTGATGTAAGATTCGATGGAATTCTTGCTGGTTTTGATGCTTGGTATAAACCACCTGGAGCTACCGAATATACACAGTTATTATTAAGAGTTGAAAACTCTTTACCTGAAAAGGATCCGTTCTGTTATTACAAGATGGCTGATGAAAATGTTCTTAGGCTTTCTTTTAGTTTAAACGATTCATATTTTCAGCCTGAATTTAATTCAGAACTTAAGATTATTACCTATACTACTATGGGTAAGAATGGTAACTTTAAATCTTACTCTGGTAAGGCAGTTACTATAATTAAAGATTCTGAGACTTATTCATATAATGAGTCTTTCATAATTGGAGCTGTTGTTACTTCAGCTGCTGAAGGTGGTCAGGACAATATTAGTATTGAAGATTTGAGAAGACTTACGGCTACTCAATTTAGTACAGCTTCTGTACTTAGCACAGACCATGACCTTGAGTTGTATTTTGAGAATTACGAAGCTAGAAATGGAAATGTAATTAATTTCATTAAGCGCCGTGATGATTTAGCAGCTCGTTTGTATACAGGATTTATGGTATGTAAAAATGAAGACTATGTATATCCTACAAATACATTGGATATTTCTATGAATTATAACGAATGGGAAAATCCTGATGGTGGATATACGTTTACACATGATCCTGGTTTTCTTTATACTTATGAAATGGAATCCGGTTCAAATAATCGTGTTGTTCCGTTGTATAAAGAAGGATTCAAAGATAATAAAGGTTTTATTAATTTCCAAGGACAAACTGTGTATCAAAACTTGATGAAAGATTATTTTGAATGGTTGAATGAAATCAATCCTTCAGTTAATCCTAACTATGATAGAGAAGATCCTGATTGGGAATTAAACTGGATCGCTTCTAAAAGTGAAACAGAAACTTTGAAATATTATATCGAGAATGTGGTTATGACTTGTCCTGATTGTGGTTATCAAACCCACAGATATTATGAGGATGAAGAAGGTAATAAACTTTGTCCTTGTTGTCATGGATCAAGCGAAAGAACTACAGGTAATAATGAGATCAATGATTACGGACTAACTGTTTTTGATTCTGAGGAAATTGAAAGTCGTATTACAAAAGATATGTTTGTATATTCAAACCCTTTCCTTATGAGTTTGACAAAACATCCCGGTCTTGTTAATTATTATTTGACGATCATTAATCAAACATCATTACTTGACTTTATTAATTATAACATAAATGTACCAACACAGTTCATTATCAGTCAGGCTACAGTTCAAAGACCATTGAGTAAAATGAAAGAATATACTGTATCTTTACGACTTATGGCATCCATGCAGTGGAATCCGGAATTACTTATTCCTGGAATTTCAAAAGAAGATTATGTTGGTAAACGTACACAGGTTAAAAATAACTATGTGCGTGTTATGATGATTATTCAAGATGGTGGTACTGAAGCGTGCTACCTTGAAATGGTTCCTACATCTTATGACAAAGAACTTGACGTTATTACGTTTGAGTGTAAGTTTAAGACTAATGACCATGTTACTTTAGGTAATCAAATGCAACTTCAGGATTATACTAATGAGGAGCTTGGGTATATCCCTCATTATGATGAAACTTCTTCTACAGAATATACTCTTGAAGAAGAGGAAACAATGAAAGTATTTGTGGAAGAAAGAGAATACATTGAAGATAGTATTGATACAACATCATATGATGTATCTTTAATGAGTGAACTTAGTGACGCTACCTTTGACGAAACGGAAGAATCAACAGATGAAGAATCTGGTGATATTTTACCTGATGAAACTCCTATGGTTGATAATTCTAATACAAGAGGTAATTTCACGTATATCACAAATAAATCTTCAAAACTTATCCCTATGACTGAAGTCGATATTCGTTTTGTGGTTCTTTATAAGGATCCGGAAGTCGATGAAGAAAAAGGTGAAACACATGTAACCAATAATTATCCTAATTCTGCAGCATTCTTTAGTTTGATAGGTTATGAGTGGACCAACATCTATTCTACATTCACAGATAGAGTTGATCTTATCAAACCTTTATCAATGCTTAGAAGTACGATGTATTTTAGAGATGATAGGTTATATAATGTAACGAATGGAGATATATATCTTTATTCTTCTCCTATGGTTAAGTATTCACTTATGAATCACTATAATTCAAAAGGAGAACTTACAAAAAATGAATCAGGTAAAACCAATTATGAGATGTTTACTTATTTGATAGATCAGTGGTATTCTCAGTATCAGAACTTAGAAGTAGTGCTATCTTCTATTATCTGTCAGGCGTCATATATTGACCTTAAATGGTATAATACCTACGGAAGAAGTAAGAACTACATCATTGGTGATGAAGATCAGATCATCGATAGAGTTAATATCTCTATTGCGTTCCATATTTATTTGGTTGCTGGAACTGATTCTATTAAAGCAAATGATGAATTAAAGACGTTCATTAAAGAAACGATTGAGAGTCTTAACTCAGAAGGAATCAATGAACTTCATATTTCTAACATCATGAGAACCATTGAAAACAACTTTGCATATGTTGATCATATTAAGTTTATTGGTATCAATGGCGAAGTTGGTGAAGATGGAAATTACAAGAGAACTGAAACTATGGGTTATAGTACAGACTATCAGTCAATTAAGAGTATAACATCTGATATCAATGAACTTAGTAAAGAGGAGCGTTTTTCCTATGTTCCTGAAATGCTTTGTATTAATAAAGATCAGATTTGTCTCGTTTTCTACGAAGAAAATTAAAAAAGAAGACCAGTGTGTTTTTCACACTGGTCTTCCTGTTTTTGAATCTGTATAGGTAATTTCTTCAACCTCTGGGCTATCAATCTTTAACGATAGTGTATAAATACATAACCAATCATTAGTAATAAGTATTTTGTCTACTTTAAGGAAGTTAATAGGTATGCCGAAATTTTTAAACTTGGTATTAGCCTCCAATTCCTTCACTATATATGCATCGTATTCTTTCTTGTGCTTCTTAAAATCTTCTCTGAATTTTCTAATATCATTATCAAACCCAGAGGAGATCACTGATAATTCTATAGTAATATAATCAAAGGTTTTCCGGCGATTGTTGTGGGCAAACTTTTCAAATGAAATCTTTATTTTCGGCATAATAGGAAGATCTAAATCTATGCTGTTATAATTCCTTTGAATAATAATTTCATTCCTATGATTATACTTATCCCGAAGTTCGCTTGGATGTTGCCCCTCTTTTAATTCATTGATTATGTCTGTCATCATCGCTAAAGGTTTTAATTTCTTTGTCGTCATCATTCCGGTAATAGATTTTTCAAATCCTACGAAGTTATACACACAAATATATGCATCACTGAGGTTATTTTCGTATTTTTGATGAAGTCTATTTACAAACATTTGATATGGTTTCATAACCCGTTCTCTGTATAAAACATTCGTGCTGAAATGTACCTCATACGCAAATTCATATTCACTTACAATCCCTGTATTTTTATTAATCGTTTTTATACTAAACGAAAATACATGATTTATTTTAGTTCCGATAAATATTGATGTATCAGATGATGTTAATGGTTTGTAATATACACGATCATCATAATATCCATTGCCTGAACGATAATACATATCGGAAATATATCTTGGACTATTACGGCTAATATCTATAAATCCGGTATCCAAATAATTAGTGATACCTTCAGTGAAATTTCCGAAATCTTTCGATACAGGCATCGATAAAATGATTTCGTGTTTAAAATCAACATCACTTATGGAATTAAACAAATTAAATTCGCTCAAATCTTTCAGAGTTAATTCTATAGTTTTCATTAGTATCATCCTCTCTACTTGTCTTCTTCTGGTGTATAGCCACATTCTTTATACATAGTTCTAAACGAATTTCCAACACCACTTTGTAATCTGTATACTATGTCAAATAATGGTGTATCATTAGCCTTTGCTAATGTGGTAAGATTAATTTTTTGTATATAGAACTTGTACCATACATTTGTAACATGCTGGTACTGGTGCTGAATTTTATTTAGAAACTCTTCTAGTTTAGACTTATCAATCATAAGTTCTAAAGATTCTGGTGTTGTTATTGTTATTATTTCAGCATTCGCATCATTTAACATCTGTACTACTTCCGGATAAGTAATATCCATTTTAAACATCTTATACCATTCAAACACCAAGTTATAAGGAAATTCGGTATTAGTCAAAGGTACTCCGGAAAAGAGTAATGATGAACTTAATCTATTTAGAATTTTCTCCATTTCGGAACCCTTGAATTTATTCATCTCGAAAATATGATATAATCTTGATGACTTATCCATCAGCATTTTTCTAGGGTATACTCTTACAACATGATGTTGCACTGAGTTAAGATAATAGTCATTATTATCAAAATACCATTTTTCAACATCTGAAAACGATGACAAATTTTCCAGACCGTGTAACTCTAGTAACGAAATCTTGTACTTTGAAAAATCGTCCCATGATCCTACTAAGTCACTTAGATATTCAAACTCATCCCTGCTCTCAGTATTCTCAAAATACTTATGAGGATTCATGAATACATCTTTTATACCTAACACCACCATTAAATAGTTTCTTCTTGAATCAAAAACATAACTATCAAATTCATCAATCTCTCTTCCTGTCAATTTCCAATCAGTCAAACTAATCACATGATCAACGAAATCTTGGACTGTTATAATATCATTTTTCTTCATAAAAGGGATTACATGTTTGGAAATATCACATATAATCAAAATTTTTTCAGATCCTTTTACATAACGATCTAATGGTTTTGAATAATATTCTTTCAATTTACATTTAATTGCCATAAGTCATTCTCCTTTAAAAATAATGAGGGTGATATTTTATCACCCTCATTATTACATGATTATTGTTTTACCTTTAAAAGGTTTATCTTTATTTTTGTTATATGACTCGATATAAATAGTTTTACCAGTCTTTTTATAATGTCTGAAATGTCCTGTAACAGAATATTGATATTCACAAGGTCTTCTAGCACGTCTTTGAAACGTTTCATAAGATTTTCTGTCACTAAATTTAATAACCATATCATCTATAGTAATAACCTTTCTATCATCAGTTTTAGTAACAGGTTTTTGTTCTCGTGAACTAAGATTAGATAATCTTTTTAAACTATTATGAGAAGACACCTTTATTGTCGGTCGTGTAGCAAGTTGACACTGGATCTCATAATTAATAGCAATGCAAAATAATGCTATAGAATTAACATTGAATAATAGGTCACCTATATGATCTGCTGCATATTTAAAAATATCTTGTTTATATTCATTTCTCATTTTGTCTATCATCTGTAATTGACTTTCAATACTTGACATAGTCCAAATACTACTATCAATGAAAAACGGTATATAGATATGCTGAAGGATTTCCATTGTTATAGGTATATGAGAATCATCTAAACCAGCAGATAAATATGGTTTTGATATAATCTCAACGTCTAAAATTTCAGGATCGACAAATATTGTAGTATAATCAGCTTTACCTAAACCATAACCTGGTTCAAACGAATATATGTCAATAACCGCTAAATTATTTTCTTTCGGATCACTGTTACGTATATGAACCCACCAACTCGTTCCGGATTGCTGTTTATTAGGAATTCTTATAATAAATTCCTCAAAAATGAATGAGAATGGTAGTTTTAAATCTGAATAGGATTTGAATATATTTTTGGCATATTTTACCATTCTATCACAATCAAAACTATCAATTAGTTCAATACGATTTCGTTGTTTTATTTCTTTGAATGATAGATGATGAATAGACTCAAAATCATCCATATCATCGTAATTAATATATTTACTAGGTATTCGTGTTGACGAATGCATAGTTTTGAGAGATTGTGTAATCTCTTGAGTTAAATAACTATTAAAATCGAAATTCTTCATAAAATCAAACATGGTATAGCCCTCCTTGGTATTTTCATATATTCTATATAAATAATATATCTTTCAAAATACAGATTTTATCAGGTGTCTTGGGGTCATGGTGAAGTTCTTCCAATGTTCATTGTAATTTTTGATAATAAGTATCTCTAGTAGAAATTGATCTATTAGAGATATTTATTTATTCCACATTATAATAAAAATCAAGTTATTTTTAAATGTATCAAAAGAGAGGTTACAGTGATGGTATTATCTGAAAAGAGTGCTGCTAGTCAGTATAGTGGATACTTAGAAAATCTTTGTAATCCATTTTTCTTATCTAAAGCAGCATTAAAAACAATGGAACGAAAACCATACCATTTAGATAACGGTAGAAACCTTATCAAAGAGTATGAAGAACTTCTTAAAAAGAAAGGACGGTAAACAATAATGGCAAATGTTGTTTCACAGAACCAGGTTGTTGATTGGTTTGAAAAACTGTATGCTACGGGAGCTGTTTATGTTTGGGGTGCTAATGGTGATAATATCACTAAGACCTTAATGGATAAGCTCTATGCATGTTATGGATCAGCAACCTATAACAAAGACTATTATAATGCTAAATTAGCAGAAGGAAAAGGAAAAATTGGAGCAGACTGCTCTGGTGCGTTCTTTAAATTATCCGGTGTTGATAGAACAGCTAAAGGATACTACAAGAACTGTACTAAGACTGGAAGAATTGCTTCTATTCCTAAGGACAAAGTATGTCTTGTATTTAACAAGAATTTGACACATGTTGGTTGTTATCTCGGTAATGGATATACTATTGAGATGAGAAGTTCTAAGCTCAATGTATATAAAGAGAAACTTAAAACAAGCAGATGGTATTACTTTGGTTTGGCAGATTTCATCGATTATTCAACTCCTGTTGAAACTCTTGAAACTGAAATTGCTGCAGCTAATGTAGTTATTTGTGAATATCAGAAATGGGTCAATTCTATTCTTGACGGTTCCGATATCAATGCTGATGGTGTTTGGGGACCTAAGACAAAGAAACAGACAGTAAGACTGCTTCAGCATATCTTTAATACATACTATGGTACTAAGCTTGTTGAAGATGGTTCTTATGGACCTAAAACAAAGAAAGCTTGCCCTGGTTATTCTGTATTGAAGAAAAATGCAGAGGCATTTGAAATGATTACATACATCGTTCATGTATATTTATATGCTGTATGTAAATATGAGATGGAAGGTATTATTAACGTAACCAAGGTATCTAAAACATATAACGACTATACTAAGTTGTATGTATCCGAATACCAGAATGATACACGTGGACTTAAAGTTGATGGACTTGCAGGTCCTGCTACATTGTATCAGATGTTTAAATAACTTGATTTTTTGAGTAAGGTATGATTAAGTTCATACCTTACTTTTTATTATTAAAACAAACTTATAAGTAATTAGAAAGCTGCAGTATTTCTTTTGCAATACGGACACGTTTTGTTATGTATGGGTAACACCTCCTGTATGATTATGTATAGATGCGGATTGTAATCTTTTCGAGATTACTTTATGAAAATTCCAATGTTAACTCCTTTCTGGGTATTTCTAATTACTTGGGCAAAAGATTCCCTAGGTGGATTATCCACCTAGGGAATTTATTTTTAATTATATTTAAGTTCAATAAAATTAGCCATTCTATGATCTTCAGGTTTTTTATTTATTACAGATATTACATCTACTGGATACATTGAGAACATGTTATTATGTGATATACAGAAAATTTGTTCTGCCTCAATTAGTTCTCTTAACTTTTCAATTAATGCTATGAAATGAGATCTATTGGATTCATCCAATACAGAATCCAATTCATCAAGTAGCATGATATTATATCTACTCATACTTTCAAATGAAATTGCAAATGATAATGCAATAGAGAAGAATGATCTTTCTCCTTGAGACGCATATCTGATATCCTGAATAGATTTTCCTTCTTTGTTAAAAGGAATTGTAAAACTATCATCTTTAATATCAAATTTTTCTACAAATATTTTACCTCCATAAATTTGATCGAGTAAAGCATTAACTACAGCTTTTGCTTTCTTAAGATAAAGATCAATGAATATAAGAGGAATTCCTGTATTTGATGATAATGATTCTTTAAGTACAACCCAATCATCATAAAATTTTTGATATACTGATAATTCTTGTCTATATTGTTTTAATTGCTCAATATTGTGAGAAAGTTTTGAAATAAGATTCTGTAATCTAACTTTCTCGTTTTTATAAGAATTAAGAATATTTTCTTCCTTGAATTTAGTTTCAAGCAATTCCTGCTTTAATGAAACCTGCTTCTTAGATGATTCATAAGTTTCTTCAAGTTCTTGTTTCTTTTCAACGATTTCCATTAATGATTTTACATCATCTAATGTAGCTTCATCCCTTCGTATATTTCCTTCAAGAACTCTTATTTCTTCTTTCGTTTCAGCTAATTTATTAATATAATCTTCTAAAGATTTTTCAGCTTCATTTAAATGAACCTGCAGTAATGTAATTGGTGATGTTTTTAAAAGGTTTTTAAGTTCCTTCTTTTTAACTTCTAAGGTTTCTTTCATTTCTTTGAAATTTTCATATTCAGTAATAAAAGATAATTCATCAAAAAATATTTTTTGATCATAAATAAATTCGGTGGATCTAATTTTATGAAATAACACATCAGTTTTAAATCCAGTTTTAATATGATCTGGCATTCGTTCAAATAAATCTCTTTTATCTGAAAATGACAACATCACATTTTTTATATTTGTATATGCTAATGACATATACGAATAGAATTCTCTTCCTATGCTGTCGTGATCTTTAACTGAAGATGATAGTGAATTTAACGTATCCCACAGTTCTATAAAAGAACAACTTTTAGGACATCCTTTAGGGACAGTTGGATTATATTGTAACAAAAGTCTATTTAATAAACTTCTTCCACTTTCTATTTCTTCATCTTCAATTACTCTCTTTAAATGATCTTGAATATAAACAGGTACATTTACACCTTTCATCATAAGATCAACTACACGTTTAATAGGTTCTATACCAAATTCATATGTTGAATTTAAAGCTTCCTGTTTTTCTTTAAGGAAAGATAAAACTTCTTCAACATCTTTTTTTGTGTAATTAATTTCTTCTATTTTATTATATTTACCTTCTTCATTCTTTATCTGAATCTCTAATGTTTGAATTAATCCTTTCAAACCTTCAAGATCAGATTCGGACATGATATGATCGATTTTCACCTTAGTAGAATCTATTTCATTTCGTTTTTCATCAATAGATTCTAAATATATACCAAGGTTTTCTGTAAGGGTTTTCTTCTTTTCCCTTCCTGATATTATTGATGTTTCTAAGGTTTTTTCTTTTAATTTTAATGATTCTAAAGTTTCAAATGAACCATCAGAACCCTTCATCAATTTATTCAATTTCTTTTCAGCATCTCTCATAGTTTCAACTATATCCGAAGGAATCTGAGATAACTGATAAGTTGTTTTTCCTATACTGTCTGATATAGAAATAATAGAAGATTCAATTGCATCAAGTTCTTCTTTTCTTGTTTTAAGTTCATCTTTGGCATCATCGAAGTCTTCTATTTCAGTTTTCTTTATTTTATCCATAACCATAGAAATCATGGTTTTTAATGCATTAAGTTCTGAATTAATTTTCTTATAATGAAGCAAATACACATTTACTTCTTCAAGACGTTTAGACATAAAGGTTTTTCTTTCAGCACTCTTTAAGTCTATCATATTAATTACATTATTTCCAAGTCTTATAAGTTTCATATAATCTTGGTCCATATCAAGTTCAATTTTTACCATCTCTTTAAAAGATGTCACATTACCGTTTGGATTTAGTTCTTCTCCATTTTTCTTAATATAACTTTTTACAGTATGTGAAGTCTTCGATGGCGTATAGAAATGGTCAATCTCATATTCATTACCATCATCAAGGATAATAATCTTTTTATGACCTGTTTTTTCTTTTATTATAAGAGGTAATGCATCTCTCTCATCTAAAGTACCCAATGTTGCAAATGGATTTAACTGCGAAAGTAATACAGTTTTTCCATGACCATTGGGTCCTGTTATCAAACAAATATTATTTTTTGAACTTCTTAAATCGAGTTTGATGTAATTAGTATGCATAGCTACTAATACACCCTCGAAGTTCTCTAAAACTAATTCTAAAATTTTCATAGTTAACTTCCTTTCAGTTACTTAATTTTTTGTCAAAAGGAAAATAAGAAGATAGAGTATAACTACTCTATCTTCTCATAGAAATTTTTAGCATCTTTTATCTTCTCGTATTCAACATGTTTATCAATCTTCGAAGAATCTTTACAACAGCAATGACACATATAATTACATTCAGTAGTATCTTCGTTGCACTGAATAATTCCTTCATTCACTGCTATGTAATTATTCACGATCGTTTTAAACATCTTATGAAGACAAACTATATCATTTGAAAAATAAAATATTGAATCACTTTTGCAATCAAGAAGTCTACCATAATATCTAAACCGTGATCGTAAATCTTTACTGATTTTGGATTCATCATCTTTTGGATCATTAACTAATAAATGAACAGGAGTATGTTCAATTGATCCTCTGTAACCACGATACTCTTTAAAATATCCGATAATCATAATTCACCTCATTATATATTTACGAATTTAAGGAAATCTTCATAACCAATTCCAATTTCCTTTGCACTTATAGAAATTATTTTTATGTCACGTGAATCTTGAATAATAAAGAATTCATTGAATTCACTAGATAAAAATTTAGCAAGTGAGGTGAAAAAGTTATTAATATCTGCATTTTTAATGCTTTCCTGATTCTTTGTTACAATGTGTAATTTAGCTCTTAAAATAGCTCGAATAACAAGAGCGTTTCTGTTGTAATGACCATAGATAAGATTTAGATCACATTCATTTGTGAATAGATTGATAATATGATTCAAATCTTTTCTAAGACTTTCCATGTCTCTTGAAAATCTTTTAATCCCACTATCATGAATAAATTTAACGGTTTCTTCAAACATAAGCATGACTACCATACCCTCCTTCGTCAAAAGCTTTACATAATTGTCTAAAAAGATTTAGAGATATGGTTTTATACCATATCTCTAAATTAATAAATATTTATTTCTTTTTCTTGTTCAACTTTAAGTAAAACCTCATTCAGTATTTGATGAATCTTTGAAGGTGAATAATATTTCACCTTTCTTACATTGAATTTGGTTCTACTTATACAGTTATTAAGTTCAAGTAACGTAAACCAGAAATGAACTGTTCCATATAAAGCTTCTGATAGAACTTGAGGATTTTGTCTAAACGTTTCATACTGAACTTCGTCAAGTTCAATAGTTTCTATATAATCTTCAAGATAATATCTATATTTATTGATTAATGAATTATATGGAACAACAATAGAATCACCACTCTTCGAATCTGTTATTTTGAGGGGATCTGTCATTTGTCTAAACCCAAGTTCATACGTTTGTTCATCTTGTACTTGAAGTTGTATTGTATCGTAATTTTTTGTAGCCATTGTTTGTCACCTCTAATCATTCGAGAATGTAAGGTCATTTAATGAATTACTCGGACAATTACAAATTACTTTCGTATTTTTATTAATAGTATATGTATTGTCTGGATTTTTAATACCTTGACCTTCCCAAGATTTATTTCGTTCAAAAGGAACATCCAAATAATTTTGGTTTTTTAATAAAGTTGCTGTAAGTATTTTACATTCAGGAGCATTTTTGAAGCAAATAACTCCTTTAGAAAAAACAGCACCTGTTTTAGGTTCACCCATTTTAATTTTAGGCATTAAATGTGGTATATACAAAGGATAAGTTTTACCAACTGTAGGAGCAATACCTGTTTTAGAAAGGTATGCTGGTTCTTTATCCTTTATTTTAAATATATGCTTAGTATCTGTTAACATAATAATCCACCTTCCTATACATTAAAAAAATGTTTTAATAGTTAAAATATGAGAGTATTGTGTTAACCTTGTAATAAGGTTGGGTGGGTTGACGGAATTTAGTTAAGTAAAATTTCTGTAAGTCTCGATATTTCTAGGGACTTACAGATTCTTTATTTAGCTAAATAGTAACAAAGCAGATACTAATCATACTCATAGTGGATATGCAACGAGTTCTCACACTCATAGTTATTTACCGCTTGGTGGTGGAACGTGTACAGGTGTTGTTATTGTAAATAACAATATAAAGGCTAGTCAATATAGAGCGTTAGATAATAGAGATGTATATTTAGTATCAGCATCTAATTCATATGTCGCGAGACTTTGTGCTAAGGAAATTCATTGTAATAATACAGGTGTGACTGCTAATGTACCTATATATGCATCTGCATTTACAAATCCTAGTAGTATACGATATAAAGAAAATGTCAAAGATCTTGATTTAGAATATGCTAAACAAATTTTAAAATTAAGACCTGTAACGTATGATTATAAAAATAAAGAAAACGGAATTAATTGTGTAGGTCTTATAGCAGAAGAAGTGTATGATTATATTTCGTATCCAGTTATTTTTAGCGAAAATGTAATTGAAGGTTTAGATTATGCTAAATTGGTCACACCAATTCTTAAAATTTTACAGGATCATGAAAAACGTCTATCTTTTTTATAAATAATTAATAATTTTATATCATGTGGGAGTGGACGGAATTTAGTTAAGTAAAATTTCTGTAAGTCTCGATATTTCTCGAGACTTACAGATTTCTTATTTAGCTAAATAGTAATATGGTGACTGTACATGGCGGACGAATGAAAGGCAATCTTCAATTGAAACCTTTAACAGGTGGAACTGATGGTGCTGAAGGTGGTGAATTACAGTTAAGTGCAGCTGACGATGGAAAGAAGTATTCTAATTTAACTTTGGATAACTATAAAGGATATTTTAGATTATTTGGACTTAAATCTGAAGATGGTACGACAGTAGTAGGTGAATCTGCAATGATTCAGATTCACCCATTTAATAAAACAATGACAATTGATAGCAATTATAAAATAAATAATAAAACTACTATTGATAAACTTGGATATTTATCAAATGTTACCAGCGATATACAAACACAACTTAATGCAAAAGCAGTAAAAACATCGAATTCATTCACTGGAGCACAAAAAGTATCTATGGCATTTGCCCCAGCTAATAATAACTATACTGCAGCCCATTTTTCAGCAGAGGCTAGTAATGCTAGTACAACTTCAAATAGAGCTAGTTATGGTTTTCATAATTCTGGAGTTGTTGCAGGCATATTATATTTAGATAATGATGGAAATCTTAAATATATTAATAATAGTGGAACTATATCAAAAATAATGAGATCTTCGCATTTTTCTTTAAGTGGTACAACATTAACTATTACTTTATAGGAGGTATTGTGATATGGCTATTAAAGTTGGAAATACTACTATACCAACTACAGAAGGTAGTTTAAAAGTTGGATCTACTAAAATAACTAAAGTTAATGTGGTGAAAGATGGAGTAACAACAACTGTATGGCAAGTTTCTAGTTTTTCATCTAAAGAATTTAATTATACAGGAGGAGTACAAGCGTTTACTGTACCTGTTACAGGTACATACCTTCTTGAAGTTAAGGGTGCACGAGGCGGTCATGTAACTAACCATATTGCAGGTGGTTTTGGAGGATATGCTAAAGGATATGCAAATCTTACAGCAGGTCAAACTATATATGTCTGTGTGGGTGGACAAGGAACAGATTGTAGTCAAAGAGGTAGTGAAATAAACACTCAGCCAATAACTTACCCTGGTGGATATAATGGTGGTGCTAATGCACCTACAGTATTATATTATAATGGAAGTGGAGGAGGATGTACTCATATAGGTACATTCAACTCAACGTTAGCTGATCATGGATCTACAAACGGATTATTTATTGTAGCTGGTGGTGGAGGAGGCGCTTCATATCACGATGATACGCATTATGGTGTTGGTGGTACTGGTGGTGGAACTACTGGTGGAAATGGAACCGTTATAGGAGATTATGTTTCAGATGATTACTTTTCATATGGAACTGGCGGTACACAAACTGCCGGTGGTTATAATGATATAGGTGAAACCCCTGACCTATATAGAGGATTTTTCGGAAAAGCTAATAGTGATATCCATAATTCTGCTGGTGGCGGAGGCGGATTATATGGTGGTGGTCCTGGTGGAGGATGGTCTGGAGCTGGTGGTGGTTCTGGATATATAGGAGGAGTCACATCAGGTTCTATGGAAAATGGTGTTCGAGATGGAAATGGTTGGGCTAAAATTACATTAGTCTAAATTTATGAAAATAGGTTAGTTAAAAGACCAGTGAGTAAAAACACTCACTGGTCTTTTCCTATTCAAGAAAATGATCCATACAATCAGACAACACACAACCGACGTCGTCGTATCTGTGGTTAAGATATACTTTAAGCTTCGAAGCATAGTCTAATGTACAGAGGATAAACAGAATAGGGTCTTCATGTTTCGCTTTTTCTATTACAGTATACATCTTTAATGCATTACTCTTATCAAGAAGAATGAATTCATTCATTACTTTCATGATACGTAAAAATTCATTAATATGTATAGAATAGTTTAAAGCGGTATAACGTATAGAAAGTTCCTCTTCTGTCATAACTTTACCAGGTAACAAGTACATCAGTACTGCTACATCAGACAAAAAGTCATCCCCTGGATATTCAATACCATGGGATAAGCATCTAACTTTGAGAGAATCAAAGAATTTAGAAGATAACTTATATGACATAATTGCGAGCCGTTTTAATAACGGAGGTAAAGATAAACAGAGATCGGTTCTTTCATCATTTAATAACACACTATTCATTTTAAACCATCCCTTTCATTTTTCTTATAATAATGTGATAATTTACGAAAACGTCTTTATAGAAAAAAAAATAAGAGGGTGATGAATAACCACCACCCTCTTATCTTAAAATTCAGTTATTGATATTGGATCTTTCCCTGATGGATTATCTCCAAGCAATCCTCTAACAAATGTTTCTGTTAATATTGATGAAAATGCATTGTAATTCTCTTCATCAGGAATAGGAAATACGAATTTCATCTCTGGATACTTTTTAAGTTCATCACAAAATATTCTTGCAACTACTTCAGGATTGTTTTTGAAGACTCCACAACCGAATGCTCCAAGGAATAATGTTTTAACACCATGAGATTTAGCAACCTCGAGTGTACAAATTATTCGTTCTCTCATAGTAGTTTCAATTTCATCTTCGGATACTCCGTTTTTAAGTGCAGCTCCTCTATTAGGTGCTGCAATAGTGATAACATCTACTAATCGTTTTTTGTTTCCTTCCATAATCACTATATCAGGACTATACAGCATTCTATTCGTATAGAGTGCTTTGTTTTTATTTTCTCTGTTGAAATGATAGAACGTATCATTGAACGATTCTAATACTGGAAATAATGTACTGGAATGACAAATACACTCTTCTTGAGCAGAAGAACCATTGAGATACATCCCACCAGGATTTTTATAAGATGCAAAATTGAGTATTGCAATTTTCGATTTACTTTTATTATCGAGAACTGCTTCGATGATACCTTTTCTTTCAAAATCTACAGAAATACAATAACCCATAGAGTCTTCACTCTCTAAGTTACGAATAAGAAACATTCTACAATCATCTTCTGTATATTCTTCGGTATTTTCAATACTTTTTGAGATTTCTTTTGCGAAATACTTACATACTTCTGTAAGGTGTTCAATTGCATGTTGTTTGTTTAGTGTCTTTTTTGACCAGTAATTCATTAACGATCACTCCTTTCTTTTATCTATTAAAATAATATATCAATGAAAAAATTAGTATTTACTTTGTAAAAGTAACGATTTATAAAAGTATATTATTTTCGTGTACAAGGTGCTTGTACATAGTTGTATGGTGTTTATTCGTACAGCACCTTTGGTGCAATTTATTTTTTTTTCTTTTTTATACCAAAACAAGGTATTAATAAACTTATAGAAAGGAAGTAATCAATCATGGATAATGTTAAAAGAGTTAAATTAGCTGTTTTTGAAGCAGTTGATGAAAATCTTATTGATAAAGATCTTTCTGAAAGTATGCTTAACTTCTGTGAGTCTGCTGATATGCAGAAGGAGGAAGATGTTAAGATGCTTGCTGATATCACTCAGACTCTTATCAATATAAAAGAATCCGTGGATGCTACTACTGAACCTACTGCAGAAGAGTCTGTAGTTGAGGGTGCATCTGAGGAACCTGTTGTAGAAAATCCTACTGCAGAAGAGTCTGTAGTTGAATCTGCTATTGATGAGGGTTTCACTAGAGATGAAATCGCTCTTATGATTTATGAGAGCGAAAAGAATGGTGAAATTACTGCTGAAGAAAGAGCAGAACTTTTTGCAAAACTTGATGCATAAAACATATATGACCTTGTAGATTTCTCTACAAGGTCATATTTTAAGAGGTCAAAATGTCAAACAAAACCAATCAGATGGAATATTCATATCAGACCACAAATTCTGATTTAAATATTTGTTATTTCGGAAAATACTCCGTTACTGTATTTTCAAATATTTTGACCAATACATCAGGAAGATTATGTTTTTTAGCATTGATTTTAACACCTTCTGAATAAGGTGTATCTGATTTAGTTGACGCTGAATAGGTATCAACGAAATATTCGACTAAATCGACTAAAGTAAATTCTTCAATACCATTTTCAAAATGTTCTGGATGATGCCTGTTTACCTCATAGTGATGAGATAAACATCTATCCATCATATCTTTACGAATCTGATTATACTTTTCTGATCCGTATTTTGCTTTTCTAAGTTCAGGAATCAAACTATCGTATCCTTCCCTTTCAGGAGATTCTAACTTAGAGTTATCATGAATACTTGCTCTATAAACAAGATCTTCAATTATAACTTTCATTGTTTTCTCAACAATTTTCTTATGCTCCAATGCATCTACAGTTGAATCATAATTTAACATATTATATTTCTTTCCTTTCATTTAAAATTTTTCTCCGAGTTTGAATATCGGAATATAATGCATTAATATCTTCTTGTTTCTTTATGAGTTTTTTATATTCTAAGTACTCACCAGATGATATCATACCTTTATTAATAAGAAGTTGAACCAATGACATTTGATTTGCATAAGTGTCAACTAAAAATGTCTCCATATCAAGAATACGTTCTTCAAGTTCAATATTTGGATCGTAATCTTCATTTAATTCTTCTTCCATATCTTTCAATAATTCCATGGAAGTTTTTAAAAAAGGATCCTCAAAATCTATTTCAGGTCCTGGAGTTTTATGTAAAGTTACACCATTAGTTGGTGTTTTGTTTTTTTTAATTTCTTTATTTTTTATTTCTTCACACCTTCTACGATTAATAGTATCAGTAGTAACTTCATTCGTTTTATTTCCTAGTATTATAGGTAAAATAGGTATCATAATATAAACTCTCTTTCTATATTTATTTTAACTATAAGTTAAAACTATTATTAGAAAGAAGGTTTTATTGTGATAGGAAAAATGGATATAGATAGATTTAAAACGATTTTTTCATGCATACTTAATAAACGAATAGTTCCGTTTGTAGAAGAACACGTTCTTGAAATATTAGATAATAAGAATTTTACAGGTTATTATAAAAATGAAACTATTGGAGATCAGACTTTTATTAGACCTATATTTGGTCTTGAAATATTCGATCTTCCTATTTTAGGTCTTATAGTATATGAACTTAATAATCCTGAATTTAAAAAGGAATTACATATTGATATTCTTCCTGTAAATGAACGATTTTTCTTTTTATGGTTACGTTTATATTTACAAGAAAAGAAGTTATTATTTCATATAATGTATAAAGACCCAAAAACAAATGAAGAAACAGAATTAACTTTTTATGGTATGTTAGAATTAAATTATTCTGATATAACAAGACGCGGATATGAATATTTGCTTTAAATAATCCCTTGGAGAGTAATTTCTCCAAGGGATATTTTTATGCCCAATAAATGGTCTTTTGCTCTAAGTGGAAATTATCATCCCACTCTCTTAGCAATTCTTCACGTTTACTATCTGCTTCAGCCCAGTCATCAATTTTTAAACTGATACGTCCGTGAGCAGTTTCAAGTTCGTTGTAGTGTTTAAGTACACTATATAATACTTTCTTTACATCAATTAATGCAATTTTAAAGAAAGTTTCTTCTTGAGATACAGGAATAGATGCAAGTGATTGATCATGAAGTTTAGCATATTTAATAAATATGCTTCCTCCATATAAATGCCATACTCTAAGCCTATTAGGAGTATCAAATCTCCATGTTAATTTAGGAAACATCATATTTGTTAAATCAGCTCCTACATTAGTAGTTAAAACATCTGCTAACATATTTGGTGTGTATATAGGCATACCTGCACCATAATAACCAATGCCACTGACATCAGATGCATCATAATATACATCAGCAACAAAAACTATTTCTTGACCTGTAGGAACCTCTAAAATCAAATCAGTATATTCAAGATTTCTAGAAGCCTTTTCTATTTCAGCACTAGGTTTTCTTATAATATCATATTGTGGAAAATACTGGGAATAAGTTCTTAAAGTTATATCTTTAATTACTTTACTAATAGTTCCATCTATATCTTCAATAGGTAATGCTATAGCATATATACCGAGTTCTAATTTTATTCTTGTAATAAGAGAAGATAAGTTCATTTTTTCACTTCCTTTCTATACATTACAAAAATGTTGAAAAATTAAGAAAATCTAGATAGGTATAAGATTTTTCTATATTTTTGGAGAGTAGGGTGGTCGTCACGGAATTTAGTTAAGTAAGTTTTCTGTAAGTCTCGATATTTCTCGGGACTTACAGATTCTTTATTTAGCTAAATAGTAATGGACCTAGTGGTGCTTGTTTTAAATCTGCACAAAACGGATATACATTTATATTACAAAGTGATGGAAATCTTGTATTATATAATTCATCCAATAACGCTATATGGGATTCACAATCACGCCCTGCCACAGGTTCTTCTCCATTTTTTGCAAGTATCCATTTAGGCTCAGCTAGTGGTTTAGGACCATATATTTATACTGATGCAAATAATGGTTATGATTTACTATTCAGATATAAGAAAAGTGATGGTAATTTTGGATATAAAAACATGAGGAATATAGGTCATATGACATTATCTGGAACTACTCTTACTATTACAATTTAGGGAGGTATAATATGTCTATTATTGTAAATGGAACCACTATACCTACATCAAAGGGTAAAATTGTAGTTAATGGTGTGCAAATAACAGAAGTTAAATGTAATGGAACTAGTGTATGGAAATCATCAGCAACACCAATAACTAAAACATATTCATATACGGATAATTCAAGTGATGATCAAGAATACAGAACTTATAGTTCTACGTTAGATACAGTATCACTTAGTGGTCATACTAAATTAACTATAAGTGCTTCTGTAAAAACTGCTTCATGGAATAGCTGGGATGGTAACGGAGTAGATGCTAATGTTGTTGTTGATGGAACTGTTTATTCTTTATACAAACGAACACAATGGGATGGAACATCTCAAGGTTCTACATATACAAAAACTTTAGAAATAAATATTTCTGGAAAATCTTCCGTTACTATAGGAGTATCTGGTGGAGATATAGGATCTACGCATACTATAACGACATCTTTGACATGTACTTTCACATAAAAATCAAAGATATTTTATATTTCTAGGTTAGTTATAACGGAATTTAGTTAAGTAAGTTTTCTGTAAGTCTCGATATTTCTCGAGACTTACAGATTCTTTATTTAGCTAAATAGTAACGTAAATAAAGTTATTTCTGGAGAAACTGCTGTAGGATTAGCATATCTATTACATTCAGGTTCTAATGCTCCAGTATATGGTAAATCTGGATTAGAATATATGAATACGACCGGAGATGGAACAACGTCAGGTCCAAAGAAGAATTCAACACCTGTTGCAAATACATGGTTTCATAAAATACGAATGAATCATGCAAATGGAGATGGATACTATACTGAAGTAGCATTTCCAATGGTTAATGATAATGGTATTCATTATAGAGTTATTTCAGCTGGTCATGAAATATTTACATGGAGACAACTTGTAGATATAACATATCTGTCATCTCTAAATTATGCAACAATGACTGGAGTAGAATCTAATGGAAACTTGGTCAGAAGGCATCCATCTTATTCAAATATAATGTATTTAGGATGGAATGGATCCAGTATTGTATGTAGAGTAGATACTACAGATTTTACACTTTGTAGAGCGTCATTATCCGGTACAACACTTACTATTACAATTTAGGGAGGTATAATATGTCTATTATTGTAAATGGAACCACTATACCTTCATCAGGAACGATTAAAGTTGGTAATACTAATGTAACAAAAGTAAATGTTGTAAAAGGTTCTACAACTACTACAGTATGGGAAAAGATTACTGACATTAATATTACGTCATACACTCTTCAATCAAGTGGTTATACTGATGGTTGGATTGATTATGACCGTCCTTCTAATCCTATAGTTTTATCTGGTAATAGTATCACTATTCAAATTGATGCTGGTGGTGGATATAATGGTTATGGATATGCGTACTTACTTTCAACAAATACCTTTACTCCATCAGGACAAAGATTAACTATAACTGGTACTGTATATTGGAATGGTAACCATTATGGTGTTAATAAGATGGCAGTAGAATTATACAATACATCAACAGGAGCAACAACTACTGTTATGAGTCTTGCAAGTATAAGTGGCAGTGCTGATGGTAGAGGAGTACTTCAATCTACAGCTGTTAATAAAACATTTACATTACCATCATTATCAGGCACATATAAACTGAGAATCCGATATGACACTGAAGGATATTTTGATGGTACTGGTTATGGTAAATTAACATTAACGAGTGTTGTTATAAAACCTTAACATATGAATGTATAGGTTAGTTATATAGTAAAATCATATCTCTTGCGATTGATTTATAGATATGATATATTGACTTTGTGAAGAGTGGTGACAGGGGGGACGGAATTTAGTTAAGTAAGTTTTCTGTAAGTCTCGATATTTCTCGAGACTTACAGATTCTTTATTTAGCTAAATAGTAACAAGCAAAATTCACTAGGATTTGTTCCTGTTAGACAAGGAGGCGGTGTAGATCAAAGCTCTAATACGGTTAATATTGGTTGGACTGGTTCAAAGTTAAAATGTACAATAGATGGATGGTATGACTTAGGTGGGTTCTCATTTGAGAGTCATACTCATAATAGTTTAACTAATATTTCATTTGGACAAGATCCGGAAGGAAATTGGGGATACATACCAAGCGGTGCTGATACAGTAACCCCTTTTAAAAGTTTACATGATGGTAAATGGATACAAGCGGAAATTGAAGCTAAGTTTGTTATATATAAACCTTGGACTACTGATGTAACATCATATATTTCACCATCTGATTTTAATCAATTACTAGGATATATTGTTGAAGCTAAGAGTGGTGCCGTAGGAACAGCTTGTTTCTTAATGTCAGATGGAACTTATTCAGTGTCAAACTGGCATACAAGTAATGGTACTAATAGAAAATTTGTTAGTGCTTCAGATGTATATGAAAAAACTTCAACATCAGTAATCATAAAATCTCCTTATTGGTTAGGATTAACAAATACAAATATGAGATCATATTTCATTATGTATAAATAATTAATAAATGATAAACAGATTTGTAATGGATAATTCCATATAAAAATACTAATTTGGTCTTTTTAAAGAATCAAAATCGAACACAAAGTACCTTTCGAGATAGGATACATTTTTGTATCCTATCTCACTTTCATTTTTCATTATAGTGACAGTCCCATAAAATCTTAAAAGGAGATTATTTTATGGGAAGAATTGAATTAAATTCAGACCAGATATTTGCTGGTATTGAAGCAAGTAGATGGTGGCATTCTGCCAGTTCAGATCAGATATTTGAAATATCTGGCGCTGCTGGTACAGGAAAGACGACTTCTATAAAATACATATTACAAGAATTAGGTCTTGATCCTTTTCATGATGTGTTATTTGTTGCATATACAGGTAAAGCTGCTACACAGTTAGCCCGAAATAGTTTACCTGCTATTACATGTCATTCAGCATTTTACGAATATATAAAAGAAATAGATAGAGATGAAGATGGAAGAGCTATTATACTTCCTAATGGAAAACCTAAATTAAAAGGCGTTTTCAGACCGAAAGATCATCTTAAAAAACGTTATAAAGCTATTTGTATTGATGAAGCTACGATGATTAATCAAGAGATGAAAACTGACATAACTAATTTTGGATTACCTATTTTCGCATTAGGTGATACAAATCAGTTACCTCCAGTATTTGGAAAATCTGTATTTTTGGTTGATCCTAATGTAACGTTACGAAAACTCATGAGACAGGCTGAAGACAATCCAATTGTATATATTGCTCATAGAATTCTTGATGGTTATGATTTAAGACCCGGTGTATATGGTTCTAGTGCAATTATACGAAAGAAAGATTTAGATCCATATCAGCTTAAAAATGCAGATATTGTATTAACTGTAACAAATAACCTTAAGCAACATATAAACAACTTATTCCGTGAGGAATTTTGTGGATTTACAAGACTTGATCTTCCAAATGTTGGAGAAAAAGTAATATGTAGACGAAACGATTGGTCTAAATCTGTTGGAGATAATTTATTTCTTACAAACGGAACCACAGGTTTCCTAGATTATGTCAATAAAGAAACTTATAATGGTAGAAGTATTGAATGCGATTTTAGACCAGATTTTACACCTAAAACATTTAGAAATCTTCCTATTGATTATAAGCACTTGATGAGACTTGAAAAGAGTGAATCACAAGCAGCCATGAGCTTTGGAATGAATATATTTGAATTTGCATATGCTATCACTGTATATTCATCTCAAGGATCTCAGTGGCCTAATGTAACTGCTCTTGCCGAACTTTATGGTGCTGAAGATTTTAAGAGGAAGGTATTATACACAATGGTTACAAGAGCAAGTGAATCTGTCACACTTGCAATTTAAAGAAGTATATTATTTATTTGAAATAGTTGAGAAGGATATAGTAAAAACCTTCTCAACTATAAATTTTTATAGTAAAGGAGATTTAAAATGAGTACAGTGGATGTAGCACAATTTAGACAAAATTTTCACGTCCCAAAAGAAGCATTTAGAGAACTTATTACATTATATGATCTGAGTTTTGTAGATCTTAAAGTAATTTGCTATTTGCTTACAGTATTAAGTGGTTATAACAAAACCCGTCGTATTAATACGACAAATCCAGGACCTGATCCTAATAATTTTACAAAGATCCATATAGATCTAATGAGTGAAGAATTAGGAATCAAAGTAAAGAAAATAAAAAAATCTATTAAATACCTTACTGAAATACAGGTTTTAGAAAAAGGAAATGGAGCTGCTGTAAAAGGTGGTTACAGATTTACATTTTAAAGGAGGACAAAATGGAAACTACTGTAGAAAACACTAAAATTATTATCCCTATTAACTTCACACATAGTGCAGACATCGATGGTATTGTGTGTGGAATCTTAACCAATTCTATATGTCTTGGTGGTGTAAATTGTGGTGATGCTTATTTTGCTAAACCATTTATAATTGGAATGCCTGCTAATACAGAGCAGATGGAATCTATTATACAAGAAAAGATTACGCATAAAAATATTACAGACTATACTGAATATGCATGCAGTTCACATTATACATCAGACACAATAGAAGGTGAAAACCTTGAATACCTTATTATTGTAACTGATTTACATGTACCTACTGTATTTATTGATTATGTGAAGAAAGTTATCACTGATTGCTATCCTGATTCACATATTGGATTTTGGGAATTTGATCATCACGCATCAAACCCTGAATTTGGTAAATTTACATATAATTTCAATGAAGATGAATTTTATCTTCCTGAAAGAGTATGTATCTGCGATAACTATTTCAAAACACATGGAAAGTGTAAAGTTCCGGAATTAGATATTACATTTAATAAATTATGTGGTGCAAAAGATATAAAACGAGAAATTGAAGAATTGATTGTACAATATAAACTCGATGGTGGTCTTTCTGTTGCAGAAAGGTCTGCCGCATATGTATACTTTAGATTTCTTCTTGATATGGGATTATTTGATTTTCATGATTTAAATTTCATGATAAACTTGATCAAACTTGTATATCATACATCTATGTATGATACCTTTGAGTTTTCAAAGAAAGATAGAGATTGTGTTATTGACCATGATTACATGGATGCTTTAACTGTTTTATGGAAAAGCTATAAAGGAGATTTCTTCAGATTCTTAAATATGGTTTATGATTCATTAGATGATATACCTTTAGTTGGTGAATATGAATATCTTCCAACTCTTCCGAAATCAGAACTTTTGAAATTGTCTTTCTTGTTTGATCAGAGAAAGACAGAATACAGAGGAGTGACTAAAGGTATAAGAGTATTTCCATACGAACGAATTAAATATGCGTTGAATCTTGAATGTAATGAAGAGCTTAAATATGAAGATAACGTAGCCGTAATTCTTCAGGATGTCACGGATGCGTCTTTTGTAGGAAATACTCTCTTAAAAGATTATCCAAAAATCAAATTAGTTATTATGTTATTTACAAATTCTCGTACTGCATCTTTCAGGAGTAGTAATCTTATTGATGATGCTCCTGATTGTGGTAAGATTGCTACTTTAGATTTAAATGGTGGTGGTCACAAACATGCTGCTGGTGCTGTTTTGTCTCAGGATAAGTTTATTAATATCTTAACTTTATTCTGGAATACAGATAAAGCTAATATGGATGATTATAAGTAAGACGAAATAAAGGGATCTTTTGGATCCCTTTATTTTTTTATTAGTATAACAAATCTTTAATGGATAATATCCATATGAAAATTCCAATAATAGAGCAGATTACTCATTATTTAGAGGTAAACTTGCATGTAATAACTTTTGTTCTGGTGAGAGTAGGATTTGGCTACCTACTCTCACCAGCTCCGTTCTTTTTGTATGATTTTTTGGAGTGTGGGGACGGAATTTAGTTAAGTAAAATTTCTGTAAGTCTCGATATTTCTCGGGACTTACAGATTCTTTATTTAGCTAAATAGTAAGGTGGATAAATCGGGAATTGTTTTTAGAAATTTTAGATCATTTTCAGTTAAAAGTACAAATCCTATTGCGGTAAACGCTTATGAAATAATCACCCTAGATTTGTCTTCATATAATTATACAAAAAGTCCACATGCATTTATTTCTTCAACTTTTTTATGTTCAGTTACTATATCTAATACATCGGCAACTTCAGTAACAGTTACATTATATAATTTATACGGATCATCTCAACAGTGCAGTTGTGTAATATATTTATTTGAGTTAAATTCAGTATAATAAATAAATGAGAATGAAGATATCTTCATTCTCATTTATTTTTCCACATAAATACTACAAATAAAAACATTATACTAAACTATTAAAACGAAAGGATGATAAAGACTATGGATCCTTTAATGAATAACTCCGTAATCAATTTCATTGACGAAGTTAATAAGCAGCGTTCTTTAGACGAATCTATCAACAAGATCAATGATGATCCGGTTGTGAAACTCCGTCGTTTGAACGAGACTAAACAACAGGGTGTCAATGCTTGTATGAATTCTATATTAGCTAAAATCTGCAAAGATGCAGTTCCCGAGGTTAACGGACGAGTAGCTTCTACTCCCGATTTGGATAAAGTAGTAGCAGACTATGTTTCCAGAAGAACCGGTGGAAAAGACTTAGAGTTCTATGTAAAAGAAGCAATCAGACGTAACCCTAAGAACACATCAGTGATTAAGAACGTATTTGAATCTGTAGAGCGTATCGTAAGAGAGCAATACACAGACAAATCTCTCAATCCTGATACAATTACCGAAGATGATTACAAGTTTGAAATAACTCCTGAGATTGATGACAAACTCGTTGCAGTCATTCGTGATAATAATCTTGATGATCTTGCAGAAGTTATCAAAGATAACGTAAGAGAAACTGCAATCTCTGAAGTAGAACTTGCGAAAAAAGAAAAAGAAGAGCGTTTAGCTCTTGAAGAAGAACTTACTAACGATGAATCTATCACTACAGAAGCTGCTCTTGAAGAAGCTTTAAGAGAAAGAGGAATCGGTAAGACTACTTCTATCTATACACCTTCATTATTTGAAGCTGTTATGGTTAATAAGTTTAATTCTATGAATATGACAGAATCTGTCATCACAGATGTTACTTATGAAGCCGGATATGTTACTGAAGGTGTAATTGATAAACTTAAAAACGCATTCAAGGCTAAATCAGAGGCTGATGCAAAAGAAACTATTGCAAAGAATCATTCAAATTTCCTTGCAAATATCGAAGAATGGTACAAAACTGTCTACTCTGATTACCGCAGCAAGATTAGTCCGGTTGACTTTAAGAAATTAGCAAAGACTGCTAAAGAAATTTTAGCAGATCCTCATGTTGATAACATTACTGTCAATGGTCCCATTCTTTCTGATGTTAAAGATGCATCTGTATCCTATAAAGATAACATGAAGAATCTCATGAATGAGAAGAAGTATGTAGCGTTTAGCGTTCCTACATCTAAGAAGAGTTATCCTGCAAAAGATGCTATAGATGAAATGATGAAAGCAGTAGATGCTCTTGACAGTTATTTTGAAAAGCCTGATGTTAAATCATACGTTAACAAAGCATCTGCATACATCAGTGCTAAAGCTAACAAATGTGAAAATCCTAAGGATGTCAAGACTGTTTATGATCTTGGTGTTCAGTATTATCTTGCAGATTTGGCATACTACATGGTTGCGATTACATTTGTAGATTCTGTAGTTAGTGCTATGAAGCAGATGATTAAGACATATGAAAAAGTTGCTGTTAAGGAAGCAGCATTTGATGCTGCAGTAACAGAGTATACTTTACTTAGTCTTTCTAAAGCGTTATATCTTGAAAGTTTTAAACTTGCAGATATTGACAGCTTAGCTAAGGAATATGCTATGAATTAAATATATCACCTTACTCCAAATCGGAGTAAGGTGATAATTATTTTATTTTATTGAATCTGATAATAATGTGAATTCATCTAATGATAATTCATTATTAATAAATGATTCTTTTAAAGCAGATTCAGTTGTAGTTGTTGATTTAATTTCTTCTACTGGAATAGGAAGGCTTGTATCTACATAAATAGATCCAGCATTGAATGATTTACATGTAGGATCAATAAATGCAGTTCTTATATTTTCTTTTGGAGTATATCGTGACAGATCAGATTCTGGAACATCCTCACCTCTGTAATCTTTACTAAGAGTAAAATATACTCTTTTTGTAGGGTATAATTTACTGCCTTCACGTTTTCCTTTAAAAGATGGAATCAATTCTTTTATTCCTTTTTTAGGTGAAACATGAAGAAGCATTGTTTCATTAGGAATTGTTATTTTTCTTGGTTCAGCTTCAGTGTAATCGCATATAGCTTTATCACCGTCAACAGTAATTTTTTTGATAATAGAATTTTTTCCAATACCAAAAAACTTACAAATCCAATTAAATGCTTTCTTGTAAATAGTATAATTATTACTATTTTTAGCAATGTCATAATTAGATCTTATTTCTTTCTTGTCCTTATTAGAAATATCCTTTTCAGAAATTTCATCTTTAAGATTTTCACTTGCTTTTTTCCAAGTATCCTTTAAAAATTTAGTTCCTGAAATAGATCTTGTAATTTCTCCTATTTTTTCTTTAATTCCTTCCTGATATACTTCATCATCTTCAACAAATTTAAGACCGTAATATTCCATAAAATCTTCAAGATTATCAAATTCTGGTCCTAAATCATAATCAACATATTCTTGTACTAAATCATCAGATTTTTTCAATATGTCCTGAATTTTCTCTACTTTAATAGGAGATGATGTAACAACATAAACAGCACCCATTGTATATGTTGGAACTAAAGGATCTAAATATGCAGTCTTTATATTTTCAGTACATACATAAGTAGTGGTTTTCTCATTTTGTTTAATATCTGCTGCAAATTTTGGCATTTCTTTTCTCAAAGTAAAATACACTCTTTGATCTGAATACATATAACTTTTAGCAGATTTACCTTTAAATTGAGGATTTAAAGATTTAATAGAATCATTGGTTGATGTATGATATAAAATACTACCATTAGGAATAGTAATCTTTTTAGGAGCAACGCCATAAAGAATTTCTACAGAATTATGCTCTTTATCTTTATTCAATTTATATTGAACGATAACTACATCATTTTTAGGTATACCTGTAAGTTTACACAGTTTATTATAATAAATTTTATATTCAGTAAACGTGGATGAAGCTCTCATATCATGCAATGCTTTTGAAATTTCATGAAATTTATCTTCATCCAAATCTTTTTCTTCATAAGTTTTTGTAGCTTTTGTTGTAGGTATCCAGTCTTTTTCAATACTTAATCTATCTTTAAGTTCTCTTACTTTAGAACCAATTTTACCACGAACAGATTCTTCTACTACATCAGAGTTCTTATAGTTAGTAACTATATTTAATAATGCTTCATAATTAGCCATAGTTATTTCCTTTCTATAAAGTTTATTAATAATTTGTTTCGAGCCTTAAAATACCTCAAAATAAACTATAGAAACAACTTATTTATAAGAAAGGAGTGTAATTATGTTAAATTCAAACCAATTTTCAGATTTAGATGCTGCTAAAAGCGATCTTGAAAGCAAACAGATTATTTTAAAGACAGGAATTGATGTGCAGGCATTGCTTAGAATTTTAGTCGATAAAGAAATAATCACAAGAGAAGAAATTAATAAATATAGAGAAGAGGTAAGTTCTTCTCCAAAATATGCAAATGCTCTTAAATATGTTGAGCAAACCCTTGAAGAAATTAAATATTACGAGACTCATCCTCAAGAGAGATTGCAGGAAATGTTTAGACGAAAGATGCAGGAAAAATAATATGGACAATACAATTATAATTAAAAACTTTAATCCTGGTGCTAAAGGATTTAAAGTTATGAGAAAAGAACAAGAAGGATGTTCTGTATTAGCAGAATTTAAAAGAATACCAGATACAGGAATTGGTGATATGAGTGATGGATACCATACTTTTAATGAATTATATCACCATAGAGCAATATTATTTTCTGTTATCTGTAATATGTTTAAAGATAAAGCATGGAAATCATTAATGCATCATGATGGTAAGATGTATGATGGTATGTTCATTGTAGGAATTGAAACACCTAATGGGCAAGCAACATATCATTATGATGTAGATCCTTATTTTGATTTATTTGATGTAAAGGAACTTGAAAATGCTCCGGAATGGGATGGTCACACACCTGATGAAGCAATTGAAAGAATTAAATCTTTGGTTGTGTAGTATCAGACTATTGAAGTCATGTGGTCACGGAATTTAGTTAAGTAAGTTTTCTGTAAGTCTCGATATCTCTCGAGACTTACAGATTCTTTATTTAGCTAAATAGTAATATGAGTAGTTATTTACCTTTATCAGGTGGAACATTAACTGGTACATTAACAAGTAGAAATGTAACACCTAGTGCTAATGTATCATATTCATTAGGTTCGACAACAAGAGTATGGACAAATTCATTTGTTAAAACCATGTATATATATGATGGTACAAATACATCATCTAATTGCGGAAGTTTTGCAGTTTCTAATGTAGGTACAACATCTGCAGAAGGAATAGCATATCTAATGGTTGGTAATGCTACTTCGTCAGGAACAGCTGGAAATTCTACTGGTAGATTGCGTCTTTATAATAAGTGGGGCGGTTATGCTGATATTATACCAACAGTTAATAGAAGAGATAATTATACTTTAAAATTACCTGGAGAAGCTGGAGTATTAGTGAGTGACAACACGATAAAACATGTTGTTGGTAGTACTAAGACTGGAAAAGTTAGTACAAATGAAATAGCTGGGTTGATTGGTGTTGGTGGAGTTATACTTTCTATGCAAGTATTTGCCCAGATAAATGGAAGTACTACTATTGTAGTATCAACGGAAATACCAAGGAAATCTGACGTTTCAAGAATAAGAGCAGGATATTTTCAAAATATGGGGGTTTCTGATTCTAATGGTGGAGCTGTATATTGGGATATAGATCAAAGTTTTAATATATCTTTAGCATATGCCTATTTGAATGGTACTGAGTATTCAACTACAACAAAATGGTGGATTGAATATACTTATATTGACATTGTCTCATAATCTATCTAGATGATCCATGACTGAAAAGTTAATTACAGAATAAAAAATATGGTATACTATATAGTATACCATATTTTTACTCCGAAAATATCGAGAAAACAAAATATTAATGTTGAAAGAAAGGAAATGAAACTCATGAGTATTTTTACAAATTCTGAGAAAAACTTTCTTAGTTCTCTCGGTGATGAAATATTTGTAGAGTCTTCAAAGTCAGAATGTAAAAAAGTTTTTGATACGGCGTATAAAGTATTGGAAGAACTTGGGTTTACTCCAAATATCGGTAAAAAAGAAAAACTAAAAGTACTATAAATACATCAGGAAATCTTATTACATTTAAAGCTCCATGTAAAAATTATAAATATGCTAAAGTTACTCTAGCATATGGTTATTATGCAAATTACGGTGATTTTAAAATCACTTATACATTACCCGGAGGAAGTACTGTTTCATTAATCGATAAAGCGTATAGTGATGGTCAAAGTGGTGGTATATTAACAAAAACATTTACCATAGACACTTCTACATTAGCCAGTGATGATACAAGTACATTTAAAGGAACTCTATATCTATTAAATAGAAGTAGTAATAGTGTATATTGGGGTTTTAATGGTTGTATTGGAATATAAAAAAATTGAATTGACTAACACAGCATAATGGTTAGTTATATTTTTATACAAGAGAAGACAATAAAGTCTTCTCTTGTATTATATTTTTATCCATATATTATTATATTAGATAATTCTTAATATAATGAAAGAGGGATAAAAATGAAAATATACATGTTTTATTTTAGAGATAAAGATGTTAATAGACGATTAGAACCAGTTCTTTATGCATATACGAATAGTAAAGAATTTGCTGAAAGATTTAAAGAATACCGTAATATGGATAAATTTATATGTTATGAAAGAGAACTTACGAAAGATCAGTTCAAAGACGTAACTAGAACGCATCCATCACAACAACTAACAGAAACAGAATTTGTTACAAAAGATCCAGAATTTCCAACTAAGAAAATGAATGTAAGTATTGTGTGTACATGGGATGAAGAAAAGGCTGTTATACTTGAAAGTGAAGATAGTGTCTTTAGATTATTTGAAAAACAGATGTTTGATCCATCTATGTTAAATATGGATATAAAAGGTATATTGTATAAATTTGGATTCTTTACGATATATCAATATTTGTACAATAATATGTACATATATAATCCATTAGAAGGGTCTGAATATACTGGTGTGTTCTTTAAAGACGCTATTGCTGGAGACACAATAAGACCAGTTGCTAATATGCAAAATATTCATGCTGATCAATTAGCAATGTTCATACATTTATTTGGAGGTACTGTAAAATAATATGAAGGAAGACTATACAAATAGTCTTCCTTCTTTTTTTATTCATCTAAGTTATCTACAAATTGAAATGTGAGATCTTCATCTCTATCAATAGTAATAAGCTTACGCTCTTTAGTAGATAAATCTTCATTAATCGATAATCCATATAAAGTATCTAAATCATCAGATACTGTAAATAAAACAAAATTATCATTTTCATAGTTCAGGATAGTTAACATATTATTTTCGTTATTATTCTTGATATTTGCAATCAGAATTTTACAATCAAGTTCAGCCTGAATATACATCTTGAACTGATCGTCTATAACGAAATTAACTTTAACATTATCCCCTTTATCAATATATGATTTAACCGAGTCTGAATTAAATCTAAGTAAATCAGATTTTAATTTTTCCATATTCCCTGTAAGTGATCTGAAAATACCGGAATCACCGAAAACTGTAATATCAGACTCAGATTTACCCGAAAATTCGGGAGTAAAAATTTCAATATCAGAAGTATTTTCAAAGAAAGGTGTACATATAGCATTTTCAGATACTTTCTTTACAAATCCTGTTTTGTAAAGATGTAATGCTAATGTAACATCTTTTGCTTTTATTTCTAAATTTTCATTTTTGTTGTCACCATTTCTTCCATGAATAAATAACAGAACAAATGGATCAGCAGCGTCATTAGATCCACGAATCAGATCAACATCAAAATTGTAAAGTTCGTAAAGTGACGATAACACATATGCGAAATCATTCGAATCCATAGGTTTACAGAATCTCGTGTATTCTAACAACTTAAAGAAGTAATTAAAGAATGACTCTGTTAAAGTATACTCTTCTTTACTTCCCATGTATTTATATAATAACATACATGTTCTTACACAAGGTTCCAAAATGGATTCTAATAAAAATCTTGATATCGTTTCATAATCTTTTTTTGAATGATAATTCCACATAAACATGATATATTTCTTTACGAAGTAGCATATTTTGTAATACAGTTCTCTCACATTATCAATAGAACCTATTGTCAATGTTGAAAGATAGGTATCGAAATTCCAAATGAATTTACCTTCATTAGTAGCTTCCTTATAACTAGGAAGTGGCTTTAATAAAGGATTATTAATCCATTTTAATCTGATATCATCAATATGCTTTGTATTTGCAACAATAAGACCATTATCATCTCTCATAAGTGGTACTTTACCATCTAATCCAAAATGGTCTTTATTCTCAATAATTATTCTTTGAACTTGGAAAGGGAGTATTGAAAATACTTTTCCCAAAAACAAAGCATCATTTTTATCAATAGAACCATTAGAGAAAGATTTTAATCTATCTCCATAATCTTGTCTTATTAAATTCATAATAGTTTTCCTTTCTAAGGCATGAAGATTTTTTCAACTTCATCATTTAAAAATTTCTGTTTTGCAACTAATAAATAGTTAAGAAACTTTACATGATTCTTATCTTCAATCTTAACGTAATTAAACGTATTTTTATTTGATTTCATAACAGCATCTTTAAGTTTTTCTTTAACCTTATCGACATCCTGAATCTTATGATGGGTGTTAGGGTTACTACCACCATCTTTAATTTCAACTTCAAGATTTAATGAAGGAATAAAAAAATCTGGGATATAAAAATGCTTTTCTCCGTTATACTCATAATAATACGTATGAGGAGACGGAGAAATAATATCCCTAGGATTAAAATGAAGATCCAAATCAAGAAATTCCAAAAACGCTTTTTCATAACTCCCCGTATAAGGAATTTTAATTCTTGGATCATCACTCCACGGATATATACCGGAAATCTTTCTATTTGCAAGCATTTTCTTTTGGTGTTCAGGATCGTTGAGTAAAGTAACTTTCCCATACTTGCCAATCATTCTTTCTTTAAATATTTCTTTATATTTCTCCTTACAACGAGGATCATTACAAAATCTATTGTATTTATGTGTAGTTTCATTCCAATCGGTTTCTTCTTTACACATAACACAACTACCTTTAAGTTTTCCAGTCTTTTGATAGTAATAATATCTCCACCCTGAGAAATCAACAGGAAGAAAATCTTCGTGTTCGGTTTCTAAATGAATTGTATATGCATCAGGGTCTAAAAAATAAGTATCACAAAACTGGCAATGAATTTTTCTTCTATTTCTCATTTTCGTTGCCATAGTTGTTACCAGCCTTTCATAAATTCATTAAAATATTGTCGTCTATACTTTATTATTATATCTATTTTTTTTATAGTGAAATTCTTAAAATAAACTAAATCTATATCAATCACAATACTATAAGTACATATGTTTTAATATTCTAAATATTAAAGAAAGGAAATAACAACATGGAATTTCAAGAATTGAAATACTTGGCTTTAGAATCAGCTGGTTATATTACAGAAGATGATTCATTATTTTTAGCAGAAGAAAAATCAATTGAAGACGTTGTTCTTGATAATAAAAAAGCTTTTGTAGTTGGTGGTGTTATTACTGCTATAGGTGCAGTATCTGCTGGAATTGCAGCTTTTATTCGCGACAAAAAAGCTAAAGATGTCATAAAGTCACATTCTGAACTTAAAGACATTGATGAGAAAATTAAAAAATCTAAAGATACTATCAAATCCCTTAAGAAAAATCTCAATTCTGATATATGGAAATATGCAAAATTATCTACTGACGCGGATAGACTTGCGGATTTATTTGGTGCTAAAACTAAACAGGTTTATGATGGTTTCTATAAATATGATGAAACCATAGTTAATAGATATAGAACTGAGGCTAATCCTGATTTTGATCCTAAGAAGGCTGCTGAATGGAAGAAAACAAGTGATGATGCTATGGAATGCATTTCTCGTATTAAGGATGGTAAGAAAACTTTAAAAGCGGAATTTTCAAATCTTAAGACATATCACAAGGAATTGAAAAGTCTTGCAAGAAAGTATGCAACAGCTACTCCTGAAGCTACAGAAAGATTAATTTCTTGTGTAGACAAATCTATTGAAGAAATAGATAAGTGTATATCATCAATAGATGATTTTATCAATAGTAATGAAAAATTACTAGAGTCTGCAGATGAAATAAAGTTATCTATTTTTGAATCTCATCGTTCAGGAGATATTACTGACGAAGAAAAAACTGAATTATTGGCTTTAGTTCAGGAAGGTGTGATTGATAAAATCAAATCTAAATTTAATAAGAAAAATAATTCCTCTACCACGGATACTAATAATAATATTCCATCTATAAAAGATGAAATATCACGTTTAAAAGAAGTAAAATCCGAAACAAAAAGTGATATTGATAAAATTAATGAAGCAAAGCAAAAACTTCTGGATGCAAAAAACAAGATGAATACAAGTAAAAATGTATCACCTGTTATTGAATCTTCAATGTCAGTTAATTCATTAAAACTTGAAATTTATGAGTCTTGTCATACAGGTGACATTACCAAAGAAGAAAGAGATATTCTTCTTGATATGGTTGAGTAAAGGATTTGATGCGCTACTGTAGTTGAAGATATTAGGTAGGGGGTTGGACGGAATTTAGTTAAGTAAAATTTCTGTAAGTCTCGATATTTCTCGGGACTTACAGATTCTTTATTTAGCTAAATAGTAACGCATCTGTTATTGGAGATATATTTACATCATATGGACAAATGACATGTGTTGGAAGTGAAGGTGGTGGAACTGGAAGTACAAGTACAAATGTAAATGACATACCTAATGGTATTTACTGCGCAATTATCACAGTTGAAGCATGGGTTGGACAAAATACAAACGTACAAATAAATTCTAATGGCATCAATACCAATAATACATTTATGTATGCATATCAGACAGGAAGAAATACAATTCAGCATGTATCTATAGTAAATATAACTAACGGCATATTTACAATTTATTTATTTCATAATGATTCTGTAAGTGAGGCACGTGCATTTAATTGGCGCGTTACATTAGTACGTATAAAATAAATTACAATATATTATGAAGAGAATACAATATGTATTCTCTTCATAATTTTCAATAATTTATTATCTAAAATACACTTGAATAAGAAAGGATTGGTAATATATCATGGCTATAGATCCTGGATTTGGAACCGATAATTTCGGTAATCCTAAAATGTATTCAGAAACAGAAACACTGGCAAAAAATATTTTAACAGTGTTATTTGGTAAAAAAGGAGCATATCCTACATTACCTAATCTTGGAATGGATGTCGCTAGATACGTTTTAACTATGTTTGATGAAATAAAAGAAGATGATCTTAAAACTGAATTAGTTCAGAATTGTTCATCTTTTTCTGGTGTAGTTAACAACGGAGATTTTGATGTCATAAAGACAATTCTCAAAGATCAGTATGGTAATGATGCTCCTACTATTTTATTTAAAATTCCTACTATGATAAAAAATGTAAGTAGGAGTCTTATCATTGGAATTACTGCATCCAATAACCAAGTAGAATATAATTTTAATTGGAGTACGGATGTGTAATACATAACAAAAAAGAAAGGAAACTAAAATTATGAGTGAAACAAAAATAACTCAGAATAGTAATCTGGATGTAGCTGCCCTTTTCCAGACTGCTAAAGGAAATGCAAATTCAGAAGAACCAATAGCTACACCTAGTGCAGCTGTTAATAAAACACCTTTACAGATGATGCAGGAGCGTCAGGGAAAAGGTGTTCCTATCGTAAATAATAATGATGATGGTCCTAAACGTGGTGGTTCTATGACTGATGAAAGAATCGACAGTGTTCAGAAGACTATGAATGACATGGATGAACTTGCTGAAAAAGCAAGACTTGTAGGAATTACTAAGCGTCCAGAAACTGACCTTGAAATGGCTGAACTCGTTGACAGATTGGATAAACTTGATATCGATGATCTTAGAGCTGCAAATCAGGAAGCTGCAGTTGAAGACGGAGATAATGTAGTTCAGTCCAGTGACGTTATTGGATCAGATATTTCTGCAGATACAATTATTGCTGGTGAACAGCGTAATATTGACAATTCAGGTTTATTTGTACCTGCTTCTGCAGTTAAAGAAAATGCTGGTGAAAACAAGCCTGAAACCCCTGTAGCTGCTCTTACAAATGCAGAAGATACTTCAAAGGTATCTGTACTGATCGAGAAAGAAGCTACTAAAGAAGGAGATAGAACTGTAGTTGAGTTTACTCCTGAAGAAAGAGAAAAGATGAGTGTTGCTAAGCAAATTGAACTCATCACAGTTAATACAATTAATATTAATACCGGTAAAGTTGTTAAGCCGGATGAAAACTTTTTAAAAGATTTCACGAGTCAGGTTCGTAAGTCTATCGGAGTATCTGCACTGATGACATTTGTAGCATCCAGATTCAGAGTGACTTTACGTGGTCTTACTTTCGGTGAATATATGGATTTGGCATTATCAGCAGATATTACAGAGGTTGAAACTTTAACAAAGAAACTTTCTGTAATTTATAATGCAATTATCAATTCATCAATTGGTATGTTTACAAGTTTTGATGATTTCCTTCGTAATTTTGCATTCAAGGATGTGTCTCTTGGAACATATGGTCTTTACATTGCTACAAATCCTGAATCTCTTGAACTTGGTTTGCTTTGTGGAGTTGATTCTTGTAAGAAGAATTTCTCTGTAGGATTCAATCCTCGTAATCTTCTTATTACTAAGAGACTCAGTCCTCGTTTTATTGAGATCATGGAAACTGCAGGTAGCCTTGATGGTGAAGAAGCTGTTAAATATCACAATGATTCTTCTATTATTACAAAGCAGATCATTGAACTCCCTGGAACCGGTGTAGGACTTGAAATTGGTAACAGATCATGTTATGATATGATTCATTCAGTACTTCCGTTTATTAATGATATTGAAGCTATTATGAATGAGAAGCATCCGGATGATACCAATAAGGTTCGTGAAATTATTACTTATGTAACTAATTACGTAAGTGCAATCTACTTCAAGGATGAAAACCAGGAATACACCATCCGTGAAGATAATATCGAAAATATCGTTGAAGTTCTTTATAACGTACCTCTTACTGATTATGAGATCATCTCTGCTATTATGAATCAGACCGACGAAGATTACGCATACTCATTCGGTGTACAGAATGTAGTTTGTCCTAGTTGTGGTAATGTAACGGAGGTTGTCGCTGTTGACATTGATGAAGAGGTTTTTCGTCAGTTCCAGGAACTGGGCAGTACGCGAATCGACAAAAAGAGTTTACCGCGTCTCTAGAAAATTTTCTAGAATTTTTTAAGGGATCTCTTACATTAGATGATATCCTTAATAAATTGCCTTATAAAACGTTACTTGGTTTACGAGATGCCAAGTTAAAACGCCTGGAAGAAGAACAAAAACACCAAAAAGAACTTGAAAACAATCAACGTTCAATGAATATTCAAAATGCAATTCTTACTAAGTAAGAAAAAAATAAATGATGTTGAGGTAGAAAAATAATGGAAAGAAGAATGTCTACTTTTGCATCTAACATGGTTGGAGATGACATTGATCTTCTCTATGATTTAGTATGCAAAAAATATACGAAATTCAAACTCTTCTATAGACTAGTTGAAGAGATTTCTGATTCGATTCTTACTTTAAAATATGACTTCTCCTCAGATACTTCTTTAT